AAAAGGATATTCTGAGGATGTGCTTTCAGACTGCCCCTCGGATGAAATTAATAAAAAGCCTATAAAAACTAAAATAAAGGGAAAATTAAATGAGGGTGTTTATTCCCTTGGAGTTAGATTCACCAGAATTTTATTTGGTAAAAATGTGATTACACGCTCACTTTCTGTCTCTGGAATATCCTTTTTCAAATCCCCGGAAGCATTAATGCTATAATATGCCCAAAAAATTTAACAAAATTGTATAATTGTCTTGGTTATTAAATAATTGCATTCTATCTTTGTTCTTAATAACCAATAAACTACATTAGAAAATGCCCGAAAAGAATATAGACACCTCGGAAGCCTTCGATTTTGGAATCGTGGACACCTCTGTAATGGGAAACGTGAAAGCTGTAGATGCTTTCCTTTCTGACACAGTTCTACCAGATGATGATAAAGAGCTGGAGGATGTAGACGAAGAAGAAAAACCACCTACAAAGAAAGAGGCTGTAGCAAAAAAAGCTAAAGAAACTCCATCTAAATCAGTTGTTAAGAAAGTAGAGGATCCTCTTAAGAAAACAGCTGAGGAAATCTTATTTGAAGAAAAGGACGAAGAGGACGAAGAAGACAAAGAGGAAGAGGAAAAAGAAGAAAAGGACGAAGACAAAGAGGAATCTAAAGAAGGAAATGACTTTGAAACTCTCTCTAAGGATTTAATATCTTTGGGCGTATTCACACAAGAAGAGGATGAGGCTTTGCCTAAAACAGGCCCTGAACTACTGGCTAAATTTAATGCTGAGAAACAGAAAGGTGCTACACAGTGGCTTGATGGATTTCTCGGAAGATTTGGTGACGACAGAAAAGACCTGTTCGAAGCCATTTTTGTAAATGGTGTTGATCCTCAGGAATATCTACCAGTGTTTGCAGAAGTGCAAAATCTGGAATCTCTCGACCTCTCAAAAGAAGAAAACCAGGAGAGAGTGTACAGGGAATTTTATCGTAGACTAAAATTTTCCCCTGAAAATATAGATAAGAAACTACAGAAAGCTAAGGATTATGGTGACCTGGAAGAAGAGTCCAAGAATTATCATGCTCAAATTGTAGCACAGGATAAGGAAGTGTTAGCTGATCAGGAAGCCTCTAGAGCAGCTAAAATTCAGGCAGATGCGAGGGCTGATGCCGAATATAAGAGTTCAATACAAAAGGTGTTACAGGATAAATTAAAAACCAAAGAATTTAATGGAATTCCTCTTACGCCCGATTTAGTTAATAAGGCATTTGACTTATTATATACAAAAAGATATAAGACAGCAGACGGACAACTGTTAACGGAATTTGATAAATTCATTCTTGAAACCAAACGTCCAGAAAATCTGGAAAAGCGCATACAATTAGCTCTTTTAAAACTAACAGATTTCGATTTTTCTAAAATAGCCAAGAGGGCTGTTTCTAAAGAAACAAATGAATTGTTCAACCAATTCGCTCAACAGAAAGCTAAAAAGTCTACAGCCGTAAAGGAAAAAGCTACACAAGCCAGAGACTGGCTACAGTTATAATAACAAATTTCAAACAAAAATTATAAAATAAGATGGCATTACAAACAATACCTGGATTTACAGGGCTAGCCTATGGAAGGGTGAGTTCAACAGACAAACGCTCTATTGGTAAATTCACTGATAGCAATCACCTGGAGAGCTTCCATGATGTAGCTCCTTCCAATTATGACAAGAAGGTGATAAGCCTGTACACGCAATCCAGCTTGTATAGCAATGATTTTCTTGACATGGTGAATAAATCCACTCCTTATTATTTGGATGGACTTAGTGATACATGGAAATGGGATATTGAAAAACCATTCCAATTCATGAAAATCATTGATGTCCCGGATTCCACTCTCACACAAACCAATATTGGTATTGATGGAAAGGAATTCCAGGTGGTGCTGGATGGCCAGGTGGCCAAGAACTCAGTGTTCTCTGTAGGTCATAGGATGTACGGACAGCAATTCGGTGTCATTCAGGATCCTGTTCCCTACAATAGGGGATGGCTTCACACATGTACATTGATGTCTGATAATCCACAAACTACAGCTGTAAACAGGTTGTTCCTATTAGCAGGTACGGATATTGAGGTGATAGATGTAGTGCTTGGAGAGTTCGACCAGGATTTAGGCGGACTTGATAAATTGGCAGAAAAGATTACAATGTTCGAAACTCTTGGCTCAGGCTATGGCTTCGAACACACTATAACAGCATGGGCCGATGACAAGATGTTAAAGGATTCAAAAGGTCAGCCTCTGGATATTATGGTGTATATGAACCAGCGTAGAAATGAAAAAATGGATGTTCGCAACGATATTAAATGGGAACCATTCGTAGAATTCATGTTACGCAAACAAATGCTGGAAACCAAGGTGAAGAGAATGATTTGGAGCAAGCCTGGATATATGCGTACAAATGGTGGAAAGCAAGAGCTGAAAAAGAAATCAGCTGGTGTCTACCCCAGAATGCGTACATCAGGAAACTACCATCCATACAATCGTGGAGAATTCACTCCAGCTTTTATACGTGGCATCTTTGGTGATTTGTTCTATCGTAGAGTGGATGTATCCAAGAGAAGGGTGAAAATGTATACAAATGAAGCAGGTTTTGATGCTTTTCAGCAGGCTATTAAGGAAGATGCTTTGGGTGCAGGGCTTGTATTCAATGTTGGTGATAACGATAAATTCATCAATGGATCAGGTCAGCATTTACAAATGAATTTCGCTTTTGATTCATTTGTCACTCGGGAAACTGGTGTTGTAGAAATATCCCACCTGAAAGAACTCGATTTGCCACAAACCAACCTTGAGTTTGGTCAGAATAAGAAAAGCACACCAATATTCTTTGTATTCGATGTATCTCCTACATCAGATGGATCATTAGTTAATAACATCCGTGAAGTGAGGAGAAGCGGAACACCTTCTATGCAATGGGGATATGTTGATGGTCGTAGAAGCCACCTTGGAGCTTTCAAAAGCCAGGGTATGCAATCAGCCTCTAAATTCCCGGGATATACAATTTGGATGGAAGACCGTTCAGATGTGTTCATAGAGGATTTAAGCCGCACAGTGTTGATAGAAGAAATACCACAATTCTAATAAATTCCCTCCGGAAGAAAGGCTCCACTCCTCCCACCTCGGAGCCTTCTTCCAAAAATTAAATAAGAATGTTGGAATGGGGTATCGCCCGTTCGTCTTTCTCTCATCAGAAAGCATTCTCTAAAAAACCAAATAACTAAATATGCCGAAAATAGCCAAACTATCTCCGATTAAGAAAACCTATGGCCAATCATTCAGGACGTTTGAATCTTCACTTGCCTCTCATGAGCTTTACAGAGCTCCGGGCACTGTAAGAAGCTTCACTCCCTATAGAGAAGCAAATGGTAAATATAGAACAGGACTGGATAAAGATGCTCTCTATCTTAGAGGATTTTCTGAAGAAGCTCGTAAAGTGGAATATGATAGAATAGATGAAACATTGGAAAAGCTGGAAGGATTTTTTGGTGCAGGAATTGATTGGTCCCCCACATCTAAAGTGTGGAATGCTTTTTCAAACTCCCCAATAAAAGTGAATCCTGTAAAAATAGGATCTAGCAGTGAGTTTTTCGATTTAGAATCTGGTGTAGGATTATTAAATTACACATGGATTAGGGTGCATCCACACATAGCTCCCTCGTTTGAGGCATATAAAAGAGGAGAATATCCTGATGTTCAATACTACCTTGCAGATGATGAGGTGGAAACTAAACAAACATATAACAGGAAAAGGGAAATCAATCAGGCTATTGTAGCTTTTGAACAGATGACCCCAACTAAAAAGAAGCAGGTGGCCCGTTTAATGGGACTTCCAATAGGAGACTCGGTGACGGAAGAACAGGTGTATAATGATATTGACACCCTTTTGAAACAATCGGAGTTTTCTGAAGGAGAATATAAAGGACTTTCCACCATCAGAGTGTTCAAAGAGATTTCATCTCTGGATGACGCAAGACTTAAGGTGAAAGACTTAGTGGAACAAGCCATAAGAAACTCCATATATCGTGTAGGACTGCATGGCAAAATACAGGAAGGAGCAAATGTTGTCTCCCCATCAAAGGAAGAATTAGTTACACATCTCCTGGACGACTCTAACCAAATGGAACTCCTGGCCCTGCAAAAACGACTCGAAGTTAAGAAATTTGCTAATGTAGTATGATAAAGACAGAAAGCTTATTATATAAAATAGACCAACGACTTAATAAGCTAGCTTCAAATGCTCATCAGCAAATAGCCTTAGAAGATAAAATTCTCGCTGCCAATGAGGCTCAACTAAAATTAATAAAGCAAAAGCTTGATGGGAATAACATCTACAAACTGGGTTTGGATGCGTTTAAAAAACGTTACGAAGATCTCCAGAAATTAGTAGAAAATTATGAGGATCATCCGCTTCCTCTAATCCCAACAGATGCATATTTAAATAAGTGGGTGGCTGATTTAACGGTTTTGAAACCAAAATACATGTTTTATGTTGATAGCTATGTAGTAGCCAGCAAGGGAGCATGTAAGAACAAGAGAGTGGATGTTAATAATGATTTAGTTAAACACGCTGATATTCCTACACTCTTAAATAATTCCAACTACAAGCCTTCTTTCGAATATAGAGAAACATTCTCCATAGTGTCCACAGATGAAATAGGAATATTTACAGATGGGACATTCACACCAAAGGATGTATACGTTTCCTATATACGTTATCCACAGGAAATTGATTTCCCGGGATATGTGAAATTAGATGATAAAGATTCATCCCTCTCCGATTGTGAGTTGGAAGAATACCTGGAAGATGAGCTTCTTGATTTGATGGTGGAAAATCTGGCAATGTATACAGAAAACCAATCTGCTGTACAATACGCAAAAGAAAGACAGGCAGAAAACGAATAAATTAAAAATTAAAAAAGACATAAATGAGTACATATTCTCTCCGTACAATATTTGTATTTCCCGTTGGGAACACATTGCCTTCTTCTGGAAGCACAGAAAATCTAACCAACCGTCAGGTGGGTGTGTTTAAGGATGCTGCTCGTACAGTGGCCACAGCAGGAAATGTTAGCTCGGCAGATTTCATTCAAATCGCCCAGGGTCAGGATTTATCCCTAGGATCTAAAATCTCTGACAAAATCAAGTCCACTAAGGTGAAGAAGTGGTATAAAGTAACTGGTAGTGCCACAGCAGCTAACGAAATATGGGAATTCTCCAAATTCTCTGCCCAGTGTGACCAGGCTGTTACATTCACTATTAATGCCCATTCAAGCTATTTGGATACAATTAGTTTTAATGGCTTAACACGTTCTGTAACATTCCTCACTCCATGCTGTGATTGTGGAGCAAATCCATGTACGGATATTGCTAATGAGACGCTAATTGATCTGTTAATTGCAAAAATTAACCAGGATTCTGACACTACAGTTCAAACAGGGCCTAATGCTCTAAATCTGAAGACATTCTTCACATTTGAGAAAGTGGGTACAGGAAATTCAGCTGTTCTAAGGGTGAGTTCTAAACCACTTACTGTTTATGGTAAATTCTGTGATGTTGCTCTTAATCCCTACGAATTCGATAGGATTTGGTTCAGAGGATGGGTTTATTCAGGTCCAGAAACTACAGTGGATTTCTTGGTGTATGACAGATGTGAGTCTGTAGCAACAGGCACTGTTACACAGAGAAGCTCATTCCCAAGAGGCACCTCAGCAGAAATCTACCAATTGGAAATTGATTATTTTAGCTACCAGAGTCCATTCAAACATTTGTACAGCATGTCTGGCTACAACCAGTATTTTGTATCGGATGTTGTAGATGGCCAGCTATATGATACATATTACATTATATTTGACGAATATCAACAGGATGATTCATGGACTCCTAATTTGAAAGAGGACGAAACTGTTATTCTTGCTGTTCCCCAGGGAGCTACATCAACACTAGAAACTTTGTTGGTGACATATCTTGGAGCCATTACTAATGCTTCAGGAGCAGCAGTGACTACAACGTCTTCAACAACAACATCTTCAACAACTAGCACTAGTACCACTACACTTACTCCATAACACTCTCATTTTAAAACAAGCTAAAAGCTGAAGGAAGGATGTATTTCCAACTCCTTCAGCTTTTTTAATTAAGAGTGGAGTGGTGACAAAATAAAAAGTAATTATGAAAATGAGTGTGTTTAAGGGATATGTTACATCAGCTATAGGCACTATTACAATGGTGCTAACTCTCATCCTTCTATGGCAGAGAGTAGTGGGGTTTGTATGGGAAGGAGTGGCTGGGTTATGTATAGGATGTATATTATTTTTAGCTCCCCAGGCTATTGAAAATATAGTGTCTAAAGGAGTGGGATATTTTACAAAGAATAGCCAGTCTCAAGCAGATGAATGTGTTGATGGAATAAAGAACGTTACAACACCTCCAAATCCACCAAGAAAAATATGAGTGCTCAGCAAGAGATAATACAAAAATATGGTATGCCAGGAACAGCTTATTTTAATAAGTGGTGTGTAACATGGCCCATTAAGGAAGATTTCTCCTGGTTTCCGGCTAATAGGATATTTATAAATAAGGATTTCAGAGAAAAACTATATTTGGCATTTAAAGAACTAGAAAATAAAGGATTACAAAAAGAGATAAAGACATTTGATGGGTGCTATGTAGAAAGAAATGTTAGGGGCTCATCTTCAATATCACTACATTCTTGGGGTATGGCTATTGACTTAAATGCATCCTTTGAAAAACTTGGACAGAATATCACCCATTTTAGTAAGGACTTTATTAATGTAATGACTAAATATACATTCTGGGGCGGAAATTTTAAATCTCGTCCTGATCCTATGCATTTTGCATTCTTAAATGGCTAATAAAGAAGAATATAAATAATAAATGGCGAATTCCACTCCATCTCTCGATTTAATTATACTAGATACACACTCCTCTCTTACACTAGCTGTGGGTGATGTTAGTGTATATCCATCTACATTCTCTATTTCCACTCCTACAATAGAAATCACCGTTCCCTCCTACCCTATGATTTCTCTTCCATTTGTGGCCTCCTCTGTACAGGTGTATAATTCCACCACTTTAGGCATCACTACGGGAACTAATTGTGATAATATAGCTCTTCCAGATGGATTGTATAGTATTAAATACTCTGTCTATCCAGCTTATTTATATTATGTGGAAAAAACATTCCTTAGAGTGGATAAATTAATGGCTAAATGGGACGAGGCTTATTTAAAGCTCGACCTTTTCCAATGTGATCAGGCTATTAAATTCCAGGAGCAACAAACTCTGGATTTGATAGAGGATTACATCAGTGGAGCTATAGCAGCCTCCAATCAATGTGTTAACAAATTAGCCGTTGAATTATATACAAAGGCTAATTCTCTATTGGATAAATTCATTAACAACAGTTGTTGTATTAAATAAAAACCAATTAAAATGGGATGTCAACCAACCAGCTGTAGAGGCTGTGGAGTAGTTATGAAAGCCTGCCAATTAGTAAATGGCTTATGTCCTCAATGTGTAAATAGAAATAAATAATGTCTAACTTTCAAGTGGTTTCATGCACTTCCTGTGGGTCGTTAAAAGAAATTTATAACGAGATAGAATGCACATTGATAGATTTGATTAAGAGAAAATGGACTAATGCTCAATACAATACATCACTATCCTTTAACCAGCGTCTGTACAAAGACTTAGTGAGATATAAGAGAGTGGTGTATAATAGAATGTTTAATTCATCCTACCCATCCTCCTCCATAGATGTCCAGGATGTAATTACACAATCCAGACTAAGAGCTTACAAGGGTGGAAACTGTTCACAATGTTCTTCGTGCTTTCCCCCTGATAATTCTTCTTCATCTTCGACATCCTCTTCTACATCCTCGTCTTCCACCACTAACCCATAATTAACAAATGAGTTGCGAAAATTGCTTACAAAACTGCGGAGACTCTCTAACAACAGATAAATGTGTTAAATACACAGGACCAGATGTCCCTATATTAGGGATATGCACTGGAGATTCTTTATTTCAGGTGGAGGAAATTTTAATAGATGCCTTAATAGGGGTTACTAGCGGAACATCCATCACTCTTTCAGATTTAACACTAGATTGTGCTTTAATCACCACCTTATTGGATGGAAAGGATAAAACTGTAGCTAATTTGGTGCAGGTGTTGGTGACAGCATCCTGTCAAACTAAAGGAGAATTAGATGCTCTCTATGCCCAAGTGAATGCTCCCTTTTCTATTTCCGGAGCATGTCTTACACTGCCAACCAATCCTACAAGGGATCAAGTGTTACAGGCTATAGCTACAAAGCTATGTTCTACATCAGATGCTGTTAACGCTATAGCAGCTGATTATGTGAAGGCTTCTCAGCTTTGCTCTCTCGTAAACTCCTGTATATCAGGAGGAGCCACAGGCCAGGAATATTTAAAAATGCCTAAATATGTTGCTCTACCCTATCATGGTCCACTAACAGTGTTCGATGCAGGAGGGGCAGGAATAGCCGCTCAAGGATATGATAAGGTGTATATATGTGCGGGTCAGTCTGTAGGAACATTCACTCTCCCCGATTATAGGGGTAGAAGTCCAATAGGAGCTAATACAAATGTTCCTGGAGGAGCTATGGATTCCGATGTGGATCCTTCCCTTGCAGCAAATGCAGGATATTCCATAGTAGCTGGAACGAAGAAGGGAGAATATGCTCACACATTAGTAGTGGCTGAGAACGCTGCACATACGCATTCTGTTAATGATCCTGGACACACACATAGTTATATTAAAGGAAATGTTAGTTCCCATCCCACTGGTAATGCTACTAACGCCATACGTGACCAAGTGAGCGACACCACCACATCCTCCACAACAGGGATTACTATTAATTCCAGTGGTGGATCACAACCCCATAATACAGTGCACCCATCTATAGGAACCACCTTTATTATGCATGTACCATAATTTTAAAAATCAATATAAATAATGTCCTGTAATTCTCTCCCTTCCTCATCCTCTCCGATAACATTTGATGTTCAATACTTTATGAACACACAATGTTTTCAATGTGAAGATAGTGGATGTTCAGCAACATATGATAGCAGGTGTGTATATTACACAGGTCCCAATCTCTCATGCTCAGGAATTCAAACAGGGCAGACAGTGGAGGTGGCTCTTCAGAAAATAGATGAGCAAATATGCTCTGTAATAGGAGATTATTCTAATTACCAATTTAATTGTCTATCAGCATGGTTTGGATCACCTATAACGCAGGAAAGTCAATTTGTTGATGCAATAACGGAATATTCCTGTGAAATAGTTGAAACTCTTACACACTTCACAGGGGTGACATTCCCAGCTTTCCAGAATGAGGTGGATGCCCGGATTGATAACATCACCACTCCAACCATATCTTGTTCTTCAGCAGGGGTGACATCCTTGGATTCATTACAAACTATTTTAGAGAAATATTGTACAAAATTTGGGCAGATTGATTCGGCCCTTTCTATTTCATCTGTAGATTGGGATGAATGCTTAACAGTGGTGTCTCCTCCCACGACGATAGCAGGAGCATTTTCTCTGGTGGTGGATCAAATATGCCAAGTGGCTACACTCACAGGAGCTGCCCTTCCCACATTTAATAATACAGGAACATGTCTTGCTTCCCCCGGAACAGCAGATAGTTTGGTGTCCACTGTAGGAAAGATTATTACACGTCTCTGCCAGTCTCCAACATATGATGGAGATAATATTACGTGGGGATGTGTAACGGAACCTCCTGATAATACATCAATAGAGGATGGAATACAGAATATTATAACTCGTGTAAATACATCATTACAAGCCCTTCCGACATTTGATGGCGGGGATTTTAATGTTGTTGCTACAAACCCAATGGATCCCTGTGCAGGAGTTACAGTGTCTCTTGCCACTCCTCTCAATCAGGATAGATTTGTAGCTGCAAGTGCTTCTGATATGTCCCCAGGCACATTACAAAGTAAAACTACAGCTGGCACTAATATAACATTAGATTTTATTTCTACGCCAGGACAGATGATTATAAATGCTGCCTCGGCTACTCTCGACCATAAGGTGAAGGCCTCTTCAGCAGATGCGTCCCCAGATTTTCTGGACGTAAAGCTAGCTGGGTCAACAGATTCTGGCATCACTATTTCTCCCACTTATAATGCATTTACAGAGAAGGTGGATTTAAACCTCTCTGTTAATACATCCACCCTTCTTGATTTACTATTGGATGAATTAGTGGTGGGATCGGCTCTATACACCAAGTTCTGTGATAAGGTGGCACTATGTCCATGTAATTGTGGTACAGCAGATTGTATACAATATTTGGTGGAAAATGAGTCTGGATCAACCAAAAGTGTCCTATACAGTCCATGCTCAGATCCAGTGGTTGGATCAGTGACATTATCCCTGGCAAATGGAAGTTCTATAACAATATGTGCTATGGCAGCCAGTGTAACAGCTGCGGGCTGTACAGTGACAGCTGTACAATCCTGTGCTGGAGGTACTACATCCACTACAACATCCACCACCACTGCTCTTTAACCTATAAGCCATTGGGTTATTGGTTTCTCAATGGTTTGCCTCGCTTCACTTGAGGCGGGGCTTTTTTATAACATAAATAGTTAAACTATTTTCACCCAATAAATTAAATTTGGTAATATCACCAAAATCTGTTAACTTTGCTGCCGATAGTGTAAAATTATAAATAAAATTAGTAATTAATGTCTGAAAACACACAACTGTTAGAAAAACTAAGACAATATCTAAAACACAAGAAATCAAAGACTTATTACGCCGAGCAGCTAGGAATTACAGTGGAGGAGGTGGAAATGCTCTTAAAAGAAATAAGAGGAACCAGCAGAGAGTTGGATGTAGAAGCAGAAACAGCAAATTATATAGCAGATTTGGAGGAGGATGTAGTAAGACTTGCATCAGAGAGGGTGAATGAGGATGGAAGTAGGGAAATATCATACAGGAGTTCAAAACCCTTAACTAAGGAAGAAATAGAAAAATTATATGGAATAGATGGTATATCCACAAAGCTTTCCACATATTGGAATAAGGAGCTCCCTTCGGGCCGCTACCTTACATCGGCCTTGATTAAATGCTTAAAGAATGATTTCTCAGTGGATAAATTCCAGGAATTTCTAGCTAATTACAAGGCTCCCCCGGTTGTTAAATTTGAATATACACATACAGCACCACTTACAAAAGAAGAAGTGGATGTAGAGCTGTCAATAGCAGATTTCCATCTGGATAAGCTCACTGTGGAGCCAGAATCTATAGAACAGAGAGTGGCTCAATATAAAGAAGCTGTAGAATCCCTCATCACTAAGACACAAGCAGCTTATAATATCCACACCATTGCCTTTATTCTAAGCAACGATTTCTTCCACACAGACTCCTATTCTAGCACCACTACAAAGGGAACTCCTCTAGATGTTTCTACGACATGGAACGATGCCTATGAAATAGGATTTGATCTTCTCGTATGGGCTATTTCTTATTTAAGCGTAGTGGCCAAAAACATAGAGGTGATATTGGTTCCTGGAAACCACGATAGAACAAAGAGTTTCTATTTAGCCCATGCCCTGGATGTATATTTTAAGAATATGGATAATGTATATTTTGATAGGACATTTGACACAATAAAATACACTGTTTTGGGGAATACATTCATAGGGTATAACCATGGGGATGGTAAGATTGATGATCTTCCTCTAATATTTGCCACAGACAGGGATTCCTCCCAGGAATTCGGGCTAGCTAAATTCAGGGAAGTGCACACGGGCGATAAGCACTATTACATGACCAAGGAAGTAAAGGGTGTAAGAGTGCAACAGCTTCCCTCCCTGGCAGGAACAGATAGATGGCATAAAGATAATGGATATGTTAACAACATAAGAGCTGCAATAGCCCTAATATACCATCCAAAATATGGAAAATGTGCAGAATTTGAATATAGAATACCATGACTAACAGACAAATTGTAAGTTCTATAAGATCATTGAATAAGATGTTCTCGGATGCCACAATTTCCGATAGGGCCATTCTACAGGAATGTAGAAATGCTGCCAATCTTATTGTTCATCAGGATTTAGATAAACGCAAACTTGCTAATAGTCCCAATTTATTTGCATTCATTCCATGCCTGGAAATGCAGGAAGCCCCTATACAGGAATGTTGTGTATATGAATCAGAATGCACTGTGGCCAAATCTGTTAAAAAATTGCCAAAAATAGGAGAAGGGCTATATGGGCTAGCCATTCAGGGTGTATTTGGCCTGGATGGAACAAGGAAATTTAAAGAATCTAATCCTAATAGATATTCGAACACCCTAAAATTAAAGCTTAAAACAAACGACATATTCTATTGGGTGGTAAATGACCACCTCTACATATCCAACCCTGATACAAAGGCTGTAAATATATTTCTCTATCCCACGGAGGACGTGGCTAATGATTTGCTCTATCCCGGGGAAGATTGTAATTGTGTTACAAAGCCAGACATAGACTCTTTATGCACTCCTATATTGGATAAGAAATTCTATTTCCCAGATTACAGGGTGGCAGATATGAATAATATAGTGGAAAAGAGCCTATTATCTACATATTTTAGAATTCCTACGGATAAAACCAGTGATAATAAAGATGACCAAGCTCCATGAAAATAAACTATTCCGACTACATAAGACAAGGATGGAGAATATATAATATTTCTCTAAAGGAACATCATCTTTCTCCGCTATCTGTAAAGCTTGAGAGTGATGTAATGTATGACTCAGAAAACCAATTATTGTTTGTAAAATGAGAGTGAAGTGTGAATATCGTACGGGATCAAAGGAAACCTACGATAGATTTTGTGTAGAAAACCCATCTATTAAGATTTCCTATAATGAGTATTGTAACATTATATATACATTCTCTTACAATTTCAGGGATAGACTATTAGAAACTGGAGAGAAGGGAAAGCTTCCACATGGCTTAGGAGCATTTGCTGTTTCCAAAAAGAAAATGACAAGAATTCTCACTGTTCCGGAAACAGGAGAAGAACATATAGGACTACCCGTAGATTGGGCTAAAACCAGAAAAGCGGGGAAGAAAATATATCATATGAATTTCCATACAGAGGGCTTTAGATTTAAATGGAAATGGTTCCCACATTCAGCACAATTCTACAAGGCCGATGTATGGAACTTTAAGCCCTCAAGGGTGACATCACGCCTCATCACCCACTATCTTGTACAGGACCCCGCTTGCCAATATAAATACAAGGAATGGCACTTATTAAAATATTAACATCCCTAAATGAGAGCTACAAAATCCACCTACTATTACCACTATGATTTCGTTTCCCCGGCCCCCCTCTTTGCTCTGATAAAGGAGGAGCTTAAATCATATTATGATGCTGGAGCTATAGACGATTTAGTATGGCCCATTTATTTGGAGAAATGCCTAAAAAAGCTACGCAGGGGATCGTATAAAATCAATCCTCTTCTCCTTGAAATAAAGGATTTTGAGGCTCGTCTTCCGGATGATTTTTATGCTGTTAGGGAGGCCTGGATGTGTACATCATGCACTGTTCCCTATCAGCTCCCTAATGCTCAATACCAATCTGTAGCTATTTCTACAAGACTAGATAGTCCGGATGTATATTGTGATTTATGTACAGAATGTGAATTCCCAGATATTGTAAGAGCTTTATACAAAACCACAAACACTGTTCTTTTTGAATTTAGAAAGCAATATCTTCTAAAGCCGGGAAACATTTCTGTAGAGCAGAACTGCACCCTGAATTGTGCAAATAACAACACCCACGATTGTATGGACACATTCGATGTTAGGGGCAATAAATTTGTCACTAATTTCAGGGAGGGTGTTGTACATCTAATATATTATGCTAAAGAATATGATGAATCGGGCTATCAACTCATTCCCGACTCCTATGATATATGGGAATATATAGAGGCTTTTATTAAATATAAAGCATTCGAACAACTCTCCAACCAGGCCTCTGATGAGACATTTAAACAGCTCCAGGCTAAATATCAGGAATATGATGCCAAACAACAGGAGAAATTCATCCTGGCTCGTACAGAAACCATGAAAGAAACTGCCTACCAAATTCAAAAGGCCATCAAACGTAATAATAACAGACTGAATAAATTTATTCTTCCATAATGGCAGACCAGCCCCAGGGTAATATACAGCAGAATCCTAAGATAGCCACTGTTGGTATAAACATTGGAAATACACCCTCGCAGGTGAAAGTGGGCCAGCTTTCCTGGGCTATAAATGCTACATTACAGAATTTTGATGGATCTAGTGTATCCTATCAAAATGAGCAGGCTAATGAGGAATGTTTAACATTTCCCTCAGGCTATCAGGTGATTGGACATAGGAATATAGTGGAGGATGGAATAATTGTATTCTGGCTGGCTAATCCGTCAACGGGTGATTCTGAAATAGGAACAGCATCCAATTGTGTATACACCACCATTGTAAATGCTAAATGTCTTAATTTATCAATACACCATCCTGTCCTAAAATCTGTATATAAAAAGACTAACTGTGGAACAGAGGTGTATTGGACAGATGGCTACAATGTAAGACGATATATCAATCTATCAAAACTTCCATTTGCAGAAACTCTTGATTGTCCACCCGCCATAACAGGAGATGTTGATTGTAATAAGCTTTCTGTACAGCCTAATTTTTCAATCCCAGAAATAACAATTACAGATGTTGATTCAGATGGCTCCCTGATAGCCGGGACATATCAATTTGCTGTTTCTTATTCAAATGCCTTAGCAGAGAGTTATACATCATTCTATTCCATCACCAATCCCCTACCAGTATTTGATCCTAATAAAATTACACAGGATTTTAACTATCCCGTGGGAAAATCAATAAATGTAACAATTTCCAATATTGATGTAACGGGATATTATGACTACATAAATGTAGCTGTTATAAAAACAGTGAATAATATTTCCTCTGTAGAGTTGGTTGGAACATACCAAATTACATCTCCCACTAAAACCATATCCTACACTGGCCAGGGAGTGCAGGATAGACTAACAATAGCTGACATATTTGAGAAATATCCAATATATAATGTAGCCGGGGATTTAACAACTGCCCAGGATGTACTAATATGGGATGTATTAACAACAGATGAGAGAATAAGTTATCAGGAAATAGCTAATACAATCATTGTAAATTGGCAAACCCATCGTCTAAAGGCTGACAAACCATATGCTAATGAGATAAATGCTGTATATAAAAGAGGGTATATGAGGGATGAAATCTATCCTTATGAGATAGTATTTCTATTAACAAATGGTAAACAAACAGATGGATTTCATATTCCAGGGAGAACCTCTCTCCCATCTGATTTGATTCCTATAGCGGGGAATGATGTAATAGGAGAAGGAGCAGATGAGTGTGATCCAACATCTCAGCCCCTTCCCACATGGCAGGTGTACAATACAGGCTCTGTTACGGGATTTACGGAGGAGTTTCTGGCCAATTGTACATTCACAAAAGAGGGAGTGGTGTGTGATGATGCATGTTACGAAGGATCCTATCAATATGGAGAAATGTCGTATTGGGAATCAACGGATGTCTATCCCTGTAATCCAATTTATGGCCCTTTGCAGAATAAGCCTATCCGGCATCATAAATTCCCTGACTCATTAATAACACACATTCACGACTCTGATGGCTATATATATCCAATTGGTGTACGGATTAATGTAGCTCAGATATATGATGCCATACAAAACTCTTCTCTAACAGCCGATCAGAAAGCCAAAATAGCAGGATTTAAAATTGTAAGAGGAAATAGAGTTAATAATAAGTCTGTCGTTGCCAAGGGACTTATACATAATGTAGGAAAGTATTCCAGGGATGATCAAACATATTATTTTCCGAATTACCCATATAATGATTTAAGGGCTGATCCATTTATACGCACTGTTCAATCACGCAATGACAGTGGTAAAAACGATTCCACCCGTCTCCAGGCTTTTTCCACGGATGAGAGTAAGCAAAGATGGGTGTTTCATAGTCCTGATACGCATTTCTACCAGCCTCCCTTAGGGAATATTATAAAGCTAGAAACAGCTGAATATGGGCAATCCAAGGGACATTTTCAGCAGGTGAAAAATCATAGCAGGTATAAATTCCTTTCAGCGGCAGCTTACATCACCTCTGTAGGAATAGGAGCTTCAATAGGAGTGCTTTCCGCAACAATAGGAATTTCTTTACAGGCATTTGATGGTACAGCTGCATTTACAGCCTATCGTACACTACTAGATATAGTGGAGCGTGTGAGCCCAAAAATCAATTTTGCCTATCAATATAACTCCATAGGAGAATATATTAACTACACACCTGTGCAGAATGCAGGAAATAAACAGAGATTATTGGACATTGCCACCTACCTGTCTCCAGGAATGCTGGCCGTAGGAGATGTACACACTGTTAATAATTTTCAGAGGGAGAGCTCTGTGTATTTACGTGGAGCTGTAACACTACCATTTCCCTCGCAAGTGGCGAATGTTCCAGAAGATGATTCCAGGTATTTACTTTCTGATGTATGCAACACGCCAGGATGTACAGGATGCGAAAATATTATTTCTAAGAAGGATATATCATCCTATTATGGTTCTATTAAAAGGAATTTTGCAAATCAATATGGTCCTCTATATTCATATGAAACAGTTGACACAGGATTTCAAATAATATTTCCACCTAATATAAGGGATTTATATGTTGCTCCTATAAGGAATATATTTGGTGGGGATGTGTTTATTAACAAATTTGCTTATAAATCCAAACTACCATTCTTTATAGATAATAGGGTGAGTTCCTCTCCCTCTAAGATATTTCCGGATGAGAGTGATATATCCTATAGTGAGTTGGGAAATATAGCTTTTCCAAATTACTGGTTGGACACAGACTCCGTACGGGGAACATCCTTGGTTATACCCATAATAAACCTTGATTTAGGACAATTTTTTGGTATAAGAAGTAATAATTTGGATTGTGACTCCCGTCCATTTTTCTATCAAAAGGGTAAAATATATTTATTTGCTTATGGTGTTCCATATTTTTATGTGGAATCCGAGGTGAATGTAGATTTGAGGCAAGCATATAATGGTGCGGAAGGAGACTTTTTTCCAAGGGTGAGCTCAGATATTCCTGACGATTGGCTACAGGAATCCTACACATCCATTCAATTCGATAATACATATTGGTATAATAAAACCTATTCCAAGCAGAATAAGGAGAATGTATTTACACATATTCCAGATAATTTCCTTCCATCTGAATGTACACAGTCCCTGGCATACAGGGCTATATTCTCAGAGCCCCAGAAGGATTTTGTTAATTACAGGAGAAATAATTGGCTGATATACAGGCCCTCAGCTTATTATGATTTTCCACAGAATTATGGATCCCTAACATCGCTTGAGGGGATAGAGAATAAGCAGGTGTTGGCCAGATTTGAGAATAAATCTTTACTCTACAATGCCCTTCTTACAGCTCCAACATCCCAGACTGATGTCTACCTTGGAAGTTCCCTTTTCTCTCAGCAGGTGCCTCCTCTTGATTATGCAGACACTGATCTTGGATTTGCCGGATCACAGCATAAATTCTTCCTTAAAACAGAATTTGGACATGTTTCACCTGATTGCAAAAGAGGAGCAATATTCCTGTTTAATGGGCAGCAGACAAAGGAAATTACAGCTGATGATGAAGTGAGCCAGTGGTTCACACAATATTTGGATTTTGAGCTTAAAAAGGCTTTCCCATCCTATAATGTGGATAATAATTATAATGGCACAGGACTCACGGGAGTGTATGATAGTAAATATAACAGACTCATCGTTACAAAAACTGATTATAAACCAATTAACCCCAAATCAATATCCCTTTCAAATAATAAATTCTATGTCGGAACAACAGAAATCCAGCTTACCAATACAGAATATTTCTTAAATTATTCATTCACAGCCTCTTATGATTTACGACATCAGCAATGGATTAGCCTTCATACCTACATCCCCAACTATTATGTTGGAGAAGCTAATTACTTTTATTCCGGTGTTAATATATTGGGCTCTTCTTCTATGTGGAGGCATAACACTTCTATTAACAAATATAATAATTTTTACGGCTCTATTCATCCTTACGTTTTAGAATACCCCTATAGTTATCAATATAATGACGAAATCCTCCAGAATGTTAAAGACTACACAAAGGCTCTTAGATATGACTCATGGCAATCCTTTATAGAAGTGGATGATGCATGGTTTAATAAAGCCATTCTTTACAATGCTCAACAGAGTTCCGGAGTATTAAAACTCACCAGAAAACCCGTCAACAATCTATCCTTATATTCTACATATCCTAAATATAACACTGATAGCAAAGAAATTCTGTACACTAAGAGGGATAATTTCTATCTCATCAACCAATTCTGGGCCTTAAATATTTCTTCTCAAACTCCAAATTGGATTCCCTCCACACAAAATCTCTCCATATTCAAGGAAATAAATCAGACTAATATGGATTATGGGAAACGCTCTTTCAGAAAAGCTCCTCTTAGAGCTAAAGACTTAAAAATCAGGCTCATCCTGGATGATAGAGATGACACAAAACTAATATCCGTTTTCCAGACAGCCCCATCGCAACAATCGTATTTATAATGCCAGAACTAAAAAGACAAAAAATATGCTTAGTATGTGGTAAAGAGTACTTAGGAGTTAGAAAATCTAAATACTGCTCCTGTAAATGTTCTGCTTCTACTAAAAAGAATGGAAAGATTAATACCTGTAAAACTTGTAGTAAAGAGTTTTATGTACAAAAGTATCAATTTGATAGAGAATTTTGCTCAAAATCATGTTATAATGCAAATGGTATCACTACTATAAATTGTAATAATTGTGGAAAGCAAGTACAAAAAGTAAAGAACAGAGTGGACAGAACCAAAAATAAAAGAAATTTTTGTAGTTTTAAATGCTTCCTGTCTTTTAATAGAAAAGAAAATTGTGCTCTATTCAAACCAGATTTGAGAATTAAGGGTTTAACGATTGCACTAAAACAGTGGTCTCAAAGGGTAAAAGAAAGAGATGATTATAAATGCCAGATATGTGGAAATGTTAGTAAGCCATTTTTAGAGGCTCACCATATAAAACATAGAGATGAATATCCAGAATTACAGTTAGAGATAGAGAATGGTATAACTTTATGTGTTAGATGTCATGCTGATAAGCATAGAGATGATGCTAGAGTGTACGGATTAATAAATAGTAGAGTTAAAAAATTTGAAAATGAGCAAGATATATATAAAACCTTCGCATAGAGGAAAGTTGCATTCTGATTTAGGAGTACCTGCTGGAAAACCCATCCCAGCTTCTAAGCTGGCTATTAAAAGTGGAGACTCCACGGCTGTAAAGAAGAGAAAGCAATTTGCTATTAACGCCAAGAAGTGGCATCATGGCCAGGATGGTGTTACAATGCAGCCTACAAATCCATATAATTGGTATACTCCAGAGCAGCCTATGCCACAAATACCACAAAGTGGATATGCTCAGTTTCCAAATCTTCCAAAAATTGATTTAACAACACTCCCTGGATCCACTGTTCCTTCCACGTTAAACATTCCAAAACCCCCGGAATTGTTAACATATCCTAATAAGAAAAAGAAATCAAAATTTGATGTAGGAGATGCAGCTGTTACAGGCCTCCTGGCTATTGATGCTCTCATTCCTCCAGAACCCTCTCCCTATCCAGTTGTTCGTCCAGGCCTCTCGTACAACGAACATCCATATGGAACAGGAAGTCAAGCAATAGCCCAGAAGGGCACTACTATTCCATCTAATCTGTACAAAACCAACAAATCTGCATATGTTGATAGTGTATTGAATGCTAATAAGAATTTAGATTGGGTACAAAGACTCTATGAGAAAAACCCAAAAACTGTCCAAATACCCGGACAACCTCATCCTTCTACCCATTTTATGGGGGATAATGGACAGGGATATGTATTCCCTACTGTAGTGAATAAGGATGGGAAATTACAATATCTTGGAGATGGTGCAGAAGCCTATGCAAGAGATAGTAACACAGGAATTCAATTTCCAAAGGAGCAGGGTACATGGTTTGCTAATAATGGATATAAAAAAGGAAAAGGAGTGTTGAGTGGATTTGAGAGTGGTGGTAATATCCCTATTTCAACAACAGGGTATAAGTCATCTTCTAAAGACAAGAATAAGGCAAATCTTCGTATTCCTTCCAATCAAATAACAATGAAGGGAGTGCCACATAATGTCCTAGGTACAGACTCTCTTGGCTTTCAGCAACTTATGACTCCGGGAAATGATTATACATTCCCAGGCTCCTATGTAGATGAAATCCCAATGGCTAAAATGGGAAGCACTCTTTCCTCTGATAAAGCTAAAGAAATGTTAAGAGATGGAACAGCACATGGAAAGAAATTAACAGGAAAACAGAAGAGATATTTTGGATATATAGCTGGTGGAGGCACTCCACAAGCAGAGGATGGAATGACAATTCTTGACCAAAACACAGTGAAATTTAATGGAGACAAGCACTCCGATCCTTCTGGAGGAATTCCTATATCCTATGGAGGAAAGAATGTTATGGTGGAAGGAGATGAAACAGGCTACCTCTCACCAATGGATAACTCCCTCACCATCATGGGAAATATGAAAAATCCTCTTACAGGCCGAAAATTCAAATCTGATTCCAAAATTCTTTCTGAAAAAGAGGCCAAAATGGATAGGCTCCAGGATGAGGGCTTAACACTAATAAACGATAACAACCCTATGGATAAATGGAGCTCTCTCAAATTTAATTCTGGAAAAGTGATGGCCACAGGGGCAAATAAGAAAAAAGAGGAGCTCCTGGCTTCTAAAGAGCATTTAAAAGACATTCAGGAGGCCATGCTTGGTCTTTCTATGGATAAGCCCTCCTACCCTAATGATGAGTTCGGAGTCAGCCAGAAGGCTAAAAAGGGCCTTAGAATTGATTCCTATCAGAGTGGGGGTACATTACGTAGGCCTAAGGGAAATGCTACTATGGAGCCCTATTATAATGAGCAGGAGGGACTCTGGCACTTAAGACCTAGAACCATTCCTACAACAGCCCCCACACCAAGTTTTCAGCCTATTAATCCAGAAACAGGAAATATTCCCTGGAAATATAACGATACAAAAATAGAGGGCTTAGACCCTAAAATAAAAGAATTTACAGACCTTCTTACTAAAAAAGGTATCACTGGATATTCAGGTCCAGAATCTGGAGTCTCTCAACGTAATACTAAACAAGGAAGAGCTTCACGTCACGCTTCGGGAGAAGCTCTAGATGCTTTTATGTTCCAACCAGATGCATATAATAAGGTGTTAGCTGATCCGGAGCTATCTAAATATCTGATAGACAATGGGTTAACAGCAATAAATGAATACGACCCAAATGTGGCTAAGCAAACTGGAGCTACAGCTGGACATTTGCATATAGGATATGATAAGGGCACATCCGTTTCAGATCAGTTTAGAAAAGATGCACTTGCCAAATATAAGTCCTCAAACCCAACATGGGGATGGGGAACTACACGTAATCCCAAAGGAAAAGCTATTCAGGGAGCTCCACAAGGAGACCAAACATTCTTTCCATATGATCCTGGACAAGTGAGTTTTAAGGATATTTTACAAACATGGACACCTCCAGAGGGTTATAAACCCCCTCAGAAAAATCCTATTCCCCAATATGATCCAACAGCCGGATTTAAAAATCCAGCTCCTTATCATATGCCTTCCAATGCACAACCCCTGGAATTAAATCAAGTTCTTCCAGAATTGTATGCAGCAGCTACAAATAAAGTGGAGCCTGTTCACCTGCAAAAATATCAGCCTGAGCTTTTCGAGCCCTATCAGGTGAGCTATCAGGATCAATTAAACGAAAATCAGGCTACATTTTCAGCAACACAGAAAGCTGCTGCTTACAATCCCTCAGCCCTGGCTACTCTCGGAGCCCAGAAATATTCAGCTGATAGTGGAGTGTTAGCCAATGAATTCCGCACCAATCAGGGAATAGCTAATGATATTACAAACAAGAATATACAACTTCTAAATGACGCAGAATATAAGAATTTAGGCCTTGCTGACACACAATACACTCGACAATCCCCGGCCAGAAGCAATACAAAGGCTATTGATCATGATGTCCTAAATTCAATTTCCTCTAAAATCCTCCAGAATAAGCTCAACCAGAATAAAACCCGTTTGTACGAAAATCTCTATAATTATCGCTTCCATCCAGATAATCTGGAAGCTTATAATGCAGGTCCAGGAGGGCAAGAATATGTGGATTGGACTGGATCAGGAAATGGAAATTCTGGGGAAAATCCCAATCAATCTACATCTGTAAGAAGGGATGCTTATGGCAGAGTGCAGGGCACCACTACGAACACACCCTCTATTAAAACACAGCAGCTACAGGATTATAATATACAAATGAAAAGAAACACTCCTGTAGCCAGTATGTTAAATAAAGGAGGACTTTCAAAGAATCTTGCAGCATGGCTTGCTACGCAGAGCTTACAATAATATTCCCCGTTATTCTGTTTTAACATCTCGCATTAAAAAATTTGGCTATTATAATTCAATTCATTATCTTTACAAAAAATACATCCAATGGCCTCTTTCACAGATGATCCAAGGCAACTTGGAAATTTTACCCCATACATAGAAACTCTTCCCGCAGAGTCACTAGCTCAAGTGGGAATGATCAAACAACAACAGTTTGATCAGGGTGTGCAAAAGGTTCAGGGTCAAGTGGATATGTTAACGTCCCTTCCAATAGCAAAGGATGAGGTGAAAAGCTATGTACAGACAAAGCTAGGCCAATTAAAAGAGGGGGTGACAAAGAATCTTGCAGGGGATTTTTCTGATGCTCGCATCACTAACCAAATTGGAGGGGCAGCAAGAATTATAGCTCGGGATCCTATTGTACAGAATGGTGTAACATCAACAGCCAGAATGCAGGCAGCCCAATCCCAAATGCAGGAAGCTATAAAAGCTGGAAAATCTGCTCCTCAAAATGAGGCATCTCTTAATGAATCAATAGGATCCTGGTTAAATGATGGGCAGATAGACACTCAATTTACAGGATCATACTCCCCTCATGTAGACTATATAGATAAGCTCACAAAGACATTCAAGGATATGAATCAGGGAGAGGATATTGATAAGGATGCATTTATATATGAGAATGGGGAAAGAAAGGTGAATCCTGTATTATTTAAAGGGGTGGGTCCAAAGAGAATTCAGGATGCATGGAATCTTGTATCTTCACAGCCAGATGTTCAAAATCAATTAAAAATTGATGGGTGGTATAGATATAATGGTGTCACTCCCAATGAATTGGGTCACTATCTACAGGAATCAACTCAAAGGATAAAGGATAATATAGGGCAGGCCATAAATGCTTTAAAGGCTAAAATAGCTATGGGCTCTACAGACACTACACTCTCTGCTCAAATAGAGCAATATAAGCAAATGGACATAGATAGAACAAAATCCTATGAGAATATAAATGCTATTTTACACGGAAAAAATCCAGAATCTGCTAAGACAGAGCTTGTTAAGGAGCAAACTCTTAATGATTTTATAGGAGCGCATGCTTTCCAGACAATGGAAAAGAGTCCTCTCTGGGAAACATCAATGCAGCAAAAGGTGTTTGACAGACAGTTTTATGAATGGCAGCAGGATTATAATCTAAATGTAGATAAATTTAATTTAGAAAAAATAAAGGTGGGTTTAAAAACACCCTCCGATGGTAGTGGAGGAGGGAATGATGTAATAACATCTGGACAAATAGTAACCAGTGAAATACCACAGGGCTCAGTGGCTGCATATGATAATCAGGCCTCAGCATTAGATGCCTACACCCAGTCTACGTTAGAATTGGCTTCATATATGGCACATGGTGGAAATGATAGCCCAGCTGTATTGGATAATGTAACGGGAAAATGGAAATTTAATTTTGGTCCAGATAAACATTATAAAACATTAGGAGAAGCACAGGGTGCAGTGGGTGGACTATTAGCCACAGCCAAGGATGATTATATGAATGGAGCTGTAGATAATGCAAGAGCTAACGAATTAATAGAAGCTTCCAACCAAAAATGGGATAATTATCAATCCAATAGCCAGATAGTAAAGGATGTGGAGACACAATTCAAACCAAAAATAGACGAAATAAAGAAGAAAATTGGTAATGAGGAATATGCTTCTGCATATATAGTGGATAACAAACTCCCAGGATGGCAAGTAGAGCAGGCAAAACTAGAAGGAAAATATGGGGCTGGAATATTAGAAGATCAGCCGGGGAGTCAAATAACATCTAGCACACGTACACCAGCTTGGAAAATAGGAATGGGTATAAGTGAGATAGGCCATTATGCTACATCAGGAAATGTTAAAATACAGAGAGGCCCTAATGCTTCTGTATATGAAAAAGCAATTTCTACTGTAAAGAATGATCCCTCTATAACACAAGCAGTGAAGGATAGAGAAGATGCCTTCTCAGCAAGAAATAAAACAGATATTCCATACACTGTAACACATGATGTATCTAAATCAGATGACAGAGAATACATAAATACACGATTTTATGCATTGGCTGCTGCAAGAGCTGTTAATCCATCCACTGGAAAAGGAGATGCTAATGAGATTCTGAATTTAACGGGACAAGATAAGAATAAGAGGGGAGAATTACAATATCAGAGTGGTATTGATCCACAATCAGGTGTGGCCTATATAAAAGTGGGATCTGGTACGGATTTTTACACTATGGAAGTGTCCAGAGCAGAATATGAGAAACAATTTCCAGAAAGAAAATATAACAACCAATTTAGGGAAACATTTGGTCCACGTCTCAATCAGACACAATGGCAATCCACTGATCCATTAGGAGAATCAAATGGTGGTGGAAGAGCTAATGCCTATAAGGTGGTGTTGGATAAACCTAGTGCTCCATTTGTAGTACAATACCATTTAGTAGCTCAAGGTCCTAATCAATATGCAATGAGACTATGGGTGACACCAAAACCCACATCTACTAATCCATCTCCAGATCCAGTGATAAATGGAGAATATGCTTCTGGAACATTAATAGGAATGCCCTCTACATTAACAGAAGAAGAAGTGGTAAAATGGAAGGATAAATTAAAGGATTCAGATTGGCTAAATCAACAGCTTTTATACAAATTCAAGCCTAAAGCACCATAATGCAGGACGGACAACTCTCAAATACGCTATTCGGAGAACAACTCAATCAGTCTGATTGGGGAAAATTTGCTCCTGGAACTGGGACATTAAATCCCCAAGGGCCAGCTCCTAAGACCAACACAAAGATAGATTATGACCAGCTAGAGCAATCGTTGCTTGCTCAGGGAGATGCTGTAAATAAGAGTGCAAAACAAATAGAGTCTCCTTACAAAGAAGAACAAATTAGTCCCTTGTCATTAGATCTTACAGGAAGATTTAAAAGACAACTACCTGGGGCAGATAATGAAGATCTCTGGGGACAGAGTCAATCCAATTGGGATAAAATGTTTAATGGCATCACCAAAGGACTTGCTTTAGCTGGTACAACATTTCTTCAGGGCACACTCGGACTGGCTTATGGCTTAAAGCAGGTGGTGACAGGTCATGGACTTAATTCACTATATAACAATGACCTATCCAATTCGTTTCAAAATTTTAACAATTCTCTAGAAAATACATTACCAAACTATTACACAGCACGGGAAAGAGCAGCTGATTGGTTGGAACCCTCGAATGTATTTACGATTAATTTCCTGTTTGACAAACTTATTAAAAATTTTGGGTTTTCACTAGGAGCTATATATTCAGGAGCTGCCATATCTAAAATATTGGGACTCATCCCGGAAATATTTGGCATATCAAAAGCCAAGGGACTGAGTGTATTAGCTAATAGTATTGAAAAAGAGTTAACACCTCTTCCTCCTCTCGTAAGACCAGCAGCTGTAACAAACGCTATATTAAAAGCTTCCAAAGTTACAAACATTATTAATACAATAATATCCCCGGCAGAAAAGTTTCTTATATCCAGTCTTGGGGCTGTAACAGAAGGAGGGATAGAAGCTTTACAAGGACTTAATGATTGGCGTAATAAGAAAATACAGGAATACAAGGATGCAAATGGTGTTTCCCCTCAAGGAGAGGATCTAAATAAAATAAATAATATGGCTGAGGATTTAGGAAATGCCAGATTTGGAATGAACCTGGCTCTTCTTACAGCCACTAATTATGTTCAGCTTCCTAAAATTCTTTCCTCCTCATATAAAGAGTCTAAAATAATAGCTAATGGAATAGAACGTTCCATAAATCCCATCACAAGGAAGCTGGAAACAGGTCTTTACGAATCGGCCCTTCCCTCCACAACACTGGGTAAATTAGCCTTTCGTGCCAAAAATATAGCCTCTCTTTTCTTTTCTCCAGTGGAAGCTTTTGAGGAAGGAGCACAAAACACAATCCAGCAGGGGGTGGAGGACTACTATAATAAGGCATATAAAGGAGAAGGAAAAGATTGGCTAAATTCCATATCAGAAGGAGCTAGACAAACTCTGCATGATAAATCTGGACTGGAGCAAATATTAATAGGAGGATTGTCCGGAGGACTACAACAAGCAGGATTTGTTGGTACATATCAGAATGAAAAAGGAAAAACAAGACTCGGTTTTGGCAAATCCGGAGAAATTGGGGAAAGAGGAGTGACAGGATATGGTGGAGAAAGGGCCAAGCATACAGCAGACTTTTTAGCAGTTTTAAATAAATCCAAGGGGACACAATCCCCCGATGGATGGATGCAGGCTATGGCTATGTCAGCAGCCAGGGGCATCAATCTACAGCTTGAGGGCCAGCAATATATTAAGCAAGGAGACCTTCTTGAAGCAAAGGATAATGAATTCGACTATCAGCATAACTACCTAACACCCAGAATACAATATGGAAGATTTGATTTAGTCACTAGTGATATTAATAACTATCGCCAGCTTGCAGCCTCTCCAGAAGGATGGCTGAAACTAAAAGAGATGGGGATAGCTAATTCAGGAGACACAAGAGAATCATTTCTAGCCCGTCTTGGCCAATTTGAAGAGAATGCTAAGAATGTAAATTCTTTATACCAATCCCTCAATGTACGTTATGGAGGAGTGTTAAATAAAGATAAAACTCCTAAATATAATGCAGAGGCTTTGGAAAAAATGACATATGCAGCCTCCAAAGTGGCTAATTATGACACACGTATTCCACAGGTGAATGCCTCATTAGCATCAGCCGGAATATCCACACAGCCTATAATTGATAGTGTTATTGCAAGTAATAGGGTGCCGGAAGGAGCCACTAAAGAAGCTTTAGACCAAATAGAGGGTTTAAAAAAACTAACGGATGATGGTAGGAATCAATTAAAATCTGATTTAAGGGATGTAATAGAAATGTCCCTCAGACGTAAGAATTTCTTAAAGGCCTATGATCAGCTTAAGGAAGATCCTGAAAAATACACCCCTGTAGAGGAGCCAGGTGTGAATACGTCCACCACTATAAATGGAAAGAATGTAGAAATAGGAAAGGAATATAGCCTCGCACAGCCGCTATTCCGTGAAGGAAATAAACTATCCATATCCCCCACTCTCACTATCCTCTCCTCCACACTAAAGGGAGAACTAGAAGTGAAAACTCCTACGGGAGAAATCACCTATCGTAAGCCTAAAGATCTTTCCTATGATCTCCTTGATTCGGACATAACGGATGAGAAATATAATGAAATAGCTGAAAAGGCTGTTGATAGTGTTATAGGCAAAGAAGAAGGACGTGACACCCTGGATAAAAAACTATCATTCATCAACTCCCAAAATGACAAGGAGCTTACAGATGAGGTGGAAGATGCCATTACAAAGGCCACTAAAACATATATGGAGTTTGTGGTGAAAGCAAGAGAAGCTAAGGATAAACTTGCTAAGGATGCTGCTCTTAAAAAATCCCTTGAGGCTGCTCAGGATGCCTTGGATAGGCTTTCAGGACTAGAAACAGGAGATGAAACTACAGACACAGATGAGAAAAATGCTTCCTTCTCTCCTAATAAGCCACTTCCAGCCTTCCGTTCCAGTGATGCTGCCAATTCCACTAACAACCTTCCGGATGGGGAAGATAAATCCCAACAATTAAGGAGACAATCCTTCCTTTCCATACTACCATCACTTTCCAAGCAGAATGCTGCTAATATTCGTGTATTAGCCATCACTAAGAATAATGAGGCCACATATGGCCTATCAGGATTAATAGCTTATGTCAAGGATCAAATTAAGAATTCTAATTTAGACGACGAAACCAAAAGCATCTATATAGATGAAAAAGGGGAATTTCGCCCTGAGCAAGAGCCAATTATAAAGCTCTATGTAACAAAGGATGGAGCAAAATTACATCTCATTGGAGCAGATGGAAAAGCTTTGTCCCCACTAGAAGGCTCTGTTCTTGAAGAATTAAAATCTCAAGGAATATTCTCAACATTCCATTCTGTTATAGACGGAGTGTATAAAATGGGTCCGAGGGCCAATCAGCCTAATTTCTCAGGACCTTATACAGCCGAAGATGTTGAGAAAATAAATAAAGAACACCAGGCATGGAGAGCCTCCATTCTGGATGGCACAACATCCCCGGAATATGAAATTGATCAAATATCCAGGGGAGTAATTCTCACAGATGGTAATAATAAACCTCTCACAGAGACAGTGCTGGCCTCAGACGAGGATTTAAAGAATAAGGAAGGACTCATTGTAATTCCCACTATTGAAAATCAAATATCCCATGGAGGTGTATCCTTTAACTACACTCCAGGGTTTCCTGTATTCCAGAATGGGCCAAATATATCCTTTCTAAACTCCCGTACACTCACCCCCAAAGAAGCAGAGGATGTATTCCATCTTCTTAGAAGAAGGATAGAAACAGCCGGAACCCCAGAATCGGCAAGAATAGAGTCCTACCTCTCTTCAATTCTATATTTACGTTCCCCCAAGGCGGGAGAGGCTGCATCAAACTCTCAAATATTCCATGCCTCCACTGAGGATGGATATAAATATTTCCTTGGAAATTCCAAGCCAATAGATTTTACGACAGCGGCCTTTGACCAAAACAAAGACGCAATAACATCCTTCTTTGAAAATTACCATGTAAGAATTAATGCCAGAATTCTCAAAGAAAACTCCCCATTAGGCTATGAAACTCCATCCCTCAATGAGGATGGTTCTATAAAGGAGTGGATTAAACATCCTTCCTATCAATATTATTTGCTCTCCTCTAAAGATAATTCCAATCCTTTCTTACAAACAAAAGCTCGTAAATCAGTTTCTTCTGGAGATCCCTCTATTGTTTCACGTTATACAACATTAAAGGGAAATTCTTTTGAATTCACTCCTAAAGTGAAAGAAGAAAAGAAAGCAGAACAACCCCAGGCTAGGGCAGAGAAGGTGGATGAGGAAAGAAAGGATGCTGTCACTGCTGCTGCCACTGCATCAAACTCTACATGGGAAATAGCATACAGTGAAAGACGCAACAAATGGATAGGGGAATATGTAGATGAGGAAGGGAAAAGTGGAGCTGTTGGAGGAAAAACAGAAGAGGATGTCAAGGAACAATTAAAAGCTCTTGGGATAATTAAAGAAGAGAAGCCAGAAGCTAAAGAAGACTCTGTAGAGGATAAAATAAAGGAAAAAAAGGATAACCCATCCTCATTGGATGCAGATGCATTCAGTTTTGTGGATGAGGCTGTTAAATATTCCCCAATAGATGTAGAAAAAGAGCTGGCTTATGCCAGGGAAAAGACGCCCTTTGAAACCACTTCTCTGAAGAACGTAATAAAAACTTCTCAGGGAATATTTGCTTGGGGAGAATTCAAGGGAATGCTAATTTCTGTATATGAGAAGGCCCAGGCTGGAACAGGATACCATGAAACATTTGAGGGAGTGTGGAAGGTGTTCACCACTCCACAACAGAAAGCTGCTATTCTAAAGGAATTCCAGAGAAGACCCGGAACATTCCAATTCTTTGATGGAAAGGAATATTCAGCAATTCCCCATTCAGAAGCTACAGAATTTCAGGCTAAAGAAACCTTGGCTAATGAATTTGCTCAATATGTACTCACTAAGGAAGAACCAAAAGGTCCGTTATTAGTTCGCTGGTTTAAGCAGCTTCTCAATCTTTTAAAGGGAATATTCTCTGGAAAAATAGACTCCCTGTTCTCCAAAATTGATGCCGGACATTATAAATCTGCCTCCCCAATATATACAGATGGTGTCTCGGAATATTCATTTGCACAGCTTCCATATACAGATCAATATGAAACCGTACAGGGAGTGGCTCTTGCTCTTATACAAGAACTAATAAACCCAGAAAATAAGAATTCCATATCCCTTACGGAGTTCGAGGAATCAACAAATGTTTCCGTAAAGGAATATTACGATGAAGTGTATAAAAAATTAGCCCAAATATATGAGAATGATATATACACGGATGCCCTTGGAATAAATACCAATATTCCGCTTGTAGAGTCATTTAGGAATTATTGGGAGAATATAAAGCAGGATTGGGATGAAATAAAGAAAAAGACAGATGAATACCTCTATTCCCTGGGCATTGTGCAGGGCTACCAGGATGAGAAGGGAAATATTTCTCGTCTTGAGAGGGATGATTATTCTAACAGGGATTATGTGGATGATAGGAAATATTTCATGAATGATGCTAAACAAACAGCCTCCCGATCCATAAAACTACTATTTGCCACCATCCCGGAAATAAAGAAAAGGAGAGCTGATGGATCCCTTATGGAAATAAGGAGCAGAAGCACTCTGATGATGAGGCCTGTAAACTACAGTAAGACATTCAATCTTGTAATGTCTCATTTGTTAAAATATAATACAGCTTCTGAAAAGGAAGAGGCCCTTAAAACTCTGGCTCTCACTAATTTAGATGCAGCATATTTATATAACACTCTCAATGCATCCCATCCAGGCTCTATTCTTCAGGATGAGCAGTTGAAAATTCGTTTCTATCAGGCTATGTCTAAACAGCAGCCTACACCATGGAAACAACGTAATTTTTCTAATGGAACATCTGCCACCACAACAGCTAATTTGGAAAGTTCCACAAAAGCTATTGTACAGAGGTGGATTGATAATATGAAAATAGAGGCTTCTAAGGGAAACAATCCTCTTTATGGCGTTACATCCAATGGAGAATTGGCTATAAATCCGGGAAGACTTTCTCATGTTATAAAAACTCCTGAGGACAAAACTAAATTTCTTTCCCAGCTGAATATAACATTCACTCCAGAGATGATGGCTTCCCTATCCACTGAAAAAGTGAATAATAGGGAATCGGAGCTTGAAACATTTAATAAAGCCGTAGCCCGTCTCTCCTACCATCTAAAACAGAGGACAGCTTACATCCTGGACGATGCAAAATCATTCGAGGCTGTAAAAACTCTTGAAGTGATAGCAGAGGCTTCTATTACAGCAGGAGCCGAATTTGAAACAACATTTCTTGGTATAGAGGGAACCCAAACAGCTACAAGAATATCTGCAAATGCTATTTCCAAAATAACTAATGACCTAAATAATAGTCGTACAAAATCTTCCCTGCTTGAAACTCAGCCTCAGCTTAGTGATGTCAAGGATAGCTGGTATTTAAATTATATTCTTTACAATTCAGTAGGGGGTAGGACAGGGTTTAATATTGATATAGGATATATACAGGGTACATTTGACTCTAATAATAAGCCCATTCCAGGAGCTCGTCTATCCATGCCACAGCGTCTTGGCCAGGAAATTAATCAAAATCTAAATGGTAGATATTACATACTCATTCCAGCTGATGCCAAAACTCAATGGCTGGCTTCCTTAAAGAATTTTATTACATATGCAAATATAGCTTCTGCCACCGATTGGAAGAAAACAGTGAATGAACAATTCCTACAATACTACCATTCTGAGCAGGAGTATTACAATCATTTAAAGAATACACTCTCTGAAAAGGAACTGAATTCCAGGATGGGGGCTTTAAAGGAAATTTCCAAAAACTATACACTCTCTGACGAAGAATTTATAAAAGCAAATACAGATTTTATTAATAGCCAGGTGAGGGCACAGGAGCAATTTCTTAAGGAATATAAAGTTATTACACAAGCTAAAGGAGCCGACTCCTTCAAATGGAACGCATTGGATGGAGAATGGGCCAAGTCTAACGGCTTAAATGCAAGAGCTCTTAAACAAGCCTCTATTCTAAATATTCTTACAGCCCGCACAATCAATTTATACATTAATAATATAGAATTACATAAATTGTATTTTGGTCAAACTCTGGCCTATAAGGATGCTAAAAGATGGAAATTATTCCAATCCCCACGGGAGTCTTCCATATTTGGGGTGCCTGCTCTAAACACCATCCTTAATGAGTCCTTAAACACTGTCTCTGGACACACCCTTCCAAATGCTCTAACAGGCCAATGGAAATTCTCCGACTACATCAATACAGTGATGATGAAGGATGTAATTATGGAAAATCCAGCACTGTCAAAGCTATCTCCTCTCTATCAGAAAATTAATTCTACAGATGCCCAGGCATGGGGCCACCTTGTAGCTATGAGAGAGGCCCGTATAAAAGGAGGAACATGGAATTATAAAAGAGATGAGCCACAATTCCAATATTCTCAAGCTCTTGATAGAAAATACATGTTAGAGGATGGGGTGTTACAATCAAAAGACTCTTCTAAGGATAATTACTATCCAGCCTTTCTTCGAAATCATGACGAGGCCATTATAGAAAATGGAAATCCTTATTACAAAAAAGATGGAGGAACATATTTCTATGTAATAAAACCCATTCTTTCGAGCCATGTGCAAATGCCCGATGGAAGGTGGAGTCCTGTTGTGGACAAATACTCCATAGCCTATTTTTCCTATGCAGCCATTCGTTCCACTAATTTTAGGGACCATTATGTAAAAATGCTCCGTCAGGGAATAGGGTATATTATTGCAGAATCTGGCAGAAAGGTGGGAAAAACCACTCCCAATACATTCTACACTCCCGATGGAGCCACTAATACAGCCCCATATGAGGGAGTAACACCCGTTCCATTTTCAGCATGGGGTGTGCAAACTGATACATCCAATAAGAAGGAAACTACCACTAGAGGATCACAGCTTTCTGTACATGCTACAGCCAATTTATATAATAATGGTGTTCCAATTACAGAAGAAGCTGGCCGCCTGGCTCAACACAATCTTGCTCTTCTTAACGAGCAAACAGAAATAGGCTACCATTCCCTAATGAAAAAATTGGGAGCAGAGAAGGATGTAAACGGACAATATAGAATAAACAGTAAAACTAAAATAGTTAATTTAATAAAGGATGAGCTTCTTAGAAGAGAGGTGGCCGACTCCATCAAACGTCTTCTTTCCACTAAAGAGGGTAATCCTGACGAGCTCACCATCCCGTTTGAGGCTCTGCCTAATTATATACAGATAAAACAAATTATATATTCCCATGTAGATAAATCCATCGTAAGACCAAATATGAATGGCTCCCTGAGTGTACAGGTGAGCGGGGCCACGATGGAGGAATATGGTGTTAAGAAACATGTGATAAATGGGAAGGATGTTTATACATCCTCCTCTCTCCATTTCTACACTCCTGCTATTGGGGACAAGAAAGCAGAACCATGGATAGAGGTGATGCTTCCGGCATTGGCAGCTCAAAAGCTCAGAAGGGCAGGATTTAAATGGAATTCCCCGGAGGAGCTATATGATTTATTTAAGAGTTCTCCGGATGCAGAACAACTTCTTTCGGGTGTTGGATTTCGTATTCCTACACAGGAATTAAATTCTATAGAAAATATTCGTATTAAAGGATTTTTGCCTGAAGAATTTGGTTCTACAGTTGTAGTTCCAGAGGAAATCACCACAAAAGCAGGCTCGGATTTTGACATAGATAAATTAAATTTATATCTACAGAATATATATATTGATAATGAAAAGAAATTAAGAATTGTTCCATATTTTGGTATTGGGGAACAAGCTAAAGCAGAGCTCAATAAATGGATTTCTAAAGATGTATCCAAGGATTTTCTATTAAATATAGCCAAATCCGATCCGGATGCTATAGATAATTTAGAGTATGACACAGAAGAAGAAATAGCCTCTTTAAATAAAGGAGAAGCCGATAGTGATATAGATATTCTTTATAAACAATCTATTGAGAATGAATATTTTAAGAATATTTCACAGATTCTTTCCCTTCCAGAGAATTTCGAAAGACTTGTAACACCCAACACCACCAATACATACACCGATCCTAAAACAGGTATTCTGGCCCAGTTAGTGGAATTGTCAGAAACATTTGATAGCAATCTCAATCAAACAATAGTGTCTCCAATGTGGAGTTTACAAACCCGCCACAATCTGGAGTCTATTAAGGGACTTGCAGGGATAGCAATGGTGGCACAAACAGCTATTGTAAAAAGGCAAAAGTCTGAGATTGCTCTTAACCCCGAAAAAATGCAACTACTTCCTTCCCGTACTAAGGAAATGGTATTTCGTAAAGGCCCCAATCCTCTGATTCCCCATACATCTATTGGTAAAATGGCCTCAGTTTCCTCCATAAAGGATGTGGAAGGATTCTATATAACAGATAATAATTCCCAAATAGCCAACGGAATTGTGGATGTAGCTAATAGTCCATTCCTGGCTCAAATGAATTACAATAGAAGAACAGCTCCTGTATGGCACACAATGATAGCCTTTGGAATGCCTAATTCTGAAAAACACCCCATTATAGCCCTTTTCATGAACCAGCCTATTGTAAAGGAATATATTAAATACATGGAAATAAACAATAGGGGAGGTAATATTGTTGATGCAAATGGAAAAGGAAATGCCTATGATGTTATAAGAAAACAATTTAAACAAAAATTGTCTCCTCCAAAAGTTAGGGAATTTCCAAAAACACTCTCGGCCTTAACAGAAATGTTAAAGGATGGTATTAAATCATACTATGGAAATGGTACACTCACTCTGGAGCAGAGAGGCCAGCAACTCCTTATTCTGGATGAGCTGATGAAATACGGAGTGTATTCTAATCAATTAAATGATTTCCGTCAGGGGACAGACTATGATACATCAAGGATGAGGGATGCCTATTCTATGTATTTCAAAGACTATACATATAATAATAATATAGCTAGAAATATATTCTCCGATGTTTCCACGTACATTTCTAACACCCATGCTGGACCTCAAAGAACAGCATTAAATGATGTAAATCAAACACTTGCTGATGTATTCATTACACAAAATCCCATAGTGCAGACAGCTCTTACCCCCACACTATCCCGGATAGCCTCAAGGTGGATGTCCACGGAGGATAAAAATACCCTGGCTAGAAAGCTGGAGGAATCTCTGCTTAATTATCTTATTCAGACTAAAACTGATAATTCCTCTTCTCTCATTCATTCCATGCTTGTGGATTCTAAAACAGCCCTTGTTAATGAAATAAAAGCATTCCGTAAATCTCCCAACACTCCCGATAAAATCCAGGGGAATCTTATTCTTAACAGGCTAGCTCCATCCATTGGTGGACGTAAACCCATTTCCACTAAGAATGTTACACTAGCTATAAAGCCCAGGGATGTGTTCTCTAAGAACTCTAATAACGCTGCATTTCAGGAACTTCTTGATAATCCGGCAACAGCTTCCCTGGCCCTGAAGCTAGTTCAGGCTTCCTTCCTCCAAAACGGTGTTTCCTCCTCAAGAATATCATTCAAGGATGCCATTCCGGCTAAAGCCTATGCAGATGTAGTAAACCAAATAATGCCCTATATACAGGATGAAGCTGTATTACAGAAATTTATGGACACGGCCTCTTTCGGAAAAAATAATTGGAATGATGACACTCTCGTTCCAACTGTGTATGATGATGATGATCCTTCTAACGCAGCTGTAAAATATCCTTTAAATGAGCTATTTATTCCTTTAGATAATTATATATCCTCACTTAAATTACAGGGGATTATTCCTAGCGACTCTCCCACTCCTCATACAATATGGCTTGATGGAGCTCCTTCCTATTCGCAATTTGTTACACATGTTGATACAATTGTTCCGAGAGAGGGGTCAGAGGATGAGCCAATTATTACAAAAAGATATTTTCAGAGAGTGGAAAATCATGAAAATCAGGGATGGAGTATACAAGGGGATATTGGTGAGCCGTGGAAAACTCTATTCATACAGGTGAGTGCCTTAGGAGATTCATTCAGGGCTCAGGAGCATTACGAAACATTACATTCCTCTGTCCTGGATAATGGATATTCCAATCCCGCTGTACAAATTCCCATCCAGGAATTTTATGCCTATCTCGAATCAGGAGAATGGAAAAACTCTCCACAGCCTGAATCAGAAGAATTACCAAAAGTTGTAACGGAAACTCCGGAAAAAGCCCTACCTTTACAGGAAAATAAAGAATCTGAAAAGAAAGAAGAGTCCAAAACTACAGAAACTAAAATTCCAGAAATAGGGAAGCCTAATATAATACAAAAAGTCCTTGAAAATGCCTCTCAGCAATACTTAAAAGAGTGGTTGGAAAAGAATCCAAGATATTATATACCAATACCAAAATCAGAATGGGGGAAAGATGATTTAGATGAATACTATAAAAAGAAAGGAACGCTTATCACTATGGATAATATAGAGGAAGCTATAAAACAAAATGAAGCTTTGGGGGACCAAATTACAGATGATTCTAACCCTAATAAAGGATCTGTAGCTGATTTAATAGATCCAATGAATGATTTTATAGAGCTACCTATTAGCAGCTCCACATCATCTGAGTTCGAAGGATTTAAGAATATATTAAAAGCATATAATGATCCAAGGGAAGAACAGGATTATAAGGATGCTCTGAAAGCATTTGGACAAAAATATGGACTTGGTAAACTCCTTGGTGGAGAAGATGCTTATAATCCAAACCAATTATCATTATTCCCAGAAGAAGGAACAGAAGGAATATGTTAAACCAAAAAACAATATAATTTGAGCAGTTGCCGTATCTATATTAACAAACTTTCTAAGGATGAAAAGGTGCAGGAAAAGCTTACATCTTTTCACAATCAGATATTTAAAAAGCTGATTGATAGTGGGTTATTCAATAAATTCAACGATCATTATTTCCTCCCCCCTGTAGGTACAGGTCGCTATTCCAAAGCTCAGGGCCTCATATCAGAATTAAATAAGGAATATACCATCCCTGTTATCGGGACAGCTTACACAAAAGCTAATTCTAAGGAATATGTATTTGTTAATGTAAAGAATTTGCTTCCAAGAGCACAGGATGAGGCTAAAGGGCCTCAACTAGATTTAGCAGAAATACAGGCTATTTTAAATCAAAAACAATCTTTAGTATCATCCAAAGCTTCTCCAAAAACTATAGGAAAAGTGAAGGAATGGCTTTCAAGAATTGGTGTGGATATTAAAACTCTCGATTCTAAGAGGTATGGCGGAGTGAATGGAATAGCCAATCTATTAAAGGCTACAATAGAAATAGCAGAAGGAAAGGAATCAACAGCTCTTCCAGAAGAGGCTATGCACTTTGCTGTAGACATTCTAAAAACCTCTAATCCAGGATTATATAGAGCTATGTTCAATAAAATTGGACAATTTAATATATATCAGCAAACGAGGGATTTGTACGCCAACTCTCCAGAATATAAGAATCCAGATGGATCCCTAAATGTTCCCAAAATTAAGGAGGAGGCTATAGGAAAACTCCTTGCTGAATATTATATTAAAAAGGAAGAATTTGGAACAGAAAAGCCAGAATTACTCCTACAAACTAAGACATGGTGGGACCAACTCGTAGAATGGATTAAGAGCCTCCTGGGAGTGGCAAATTTCAATCCTTTTGAAGAGGCCGTAAACACTCTACCAGAAAATAATAAAGCCTCTGATGGGCATATAAAAGAGCTTGCAGAGCTTATACAGGCCCAGGATGTACCCTCCTATATGAGGGACTCCATAGACCAGGCCTTTGATAGGGGGGAATATAGAGAAATTGTTAGTACAATAGCTGACCAATTAGCTGACACCCCTACATATGAAACTACAAAACGTCTCTATCTTGGTGGAGATGAGGCCCTTGCACAGGAAATTCTTAGTGTCTATCAGCAAATGTTACAAATTCAAGGAGAAGAACCTGTAAAGAATGAATTTGCCGATGATTTAATGAAGAAACTGGATGCCAAAATAGAAGAATTTGATCTTAAAAAGGTGGAAAATCCAAAGGCCAATGAAGAGGACGATAACAACTATTATGAAGCAACAATAGGAGGTGTAAGAGGAAGAACAGACCGCACCACCGAGTATGCCAAAAGAGCTAATGTAAAATATACAGGAGGAAAGGACTTCTTAGCCAATTTAACTCCTGAGGAAAAGGCCTATAATGATAAATTTGCGTGGAATGGATTAAATGTACACTTTGACATAGAGAGAATTATTCAATCAGCTCGTAATGAGGATGGAACAATAAAGCCTAAAGGAACATTTGTACCTAATATTGTTCCCACTGGTCCCAAAGCTGTATTTAAGGTGTTGCAAAACTTTTTATTAGGAACAGATCAAACTACGGGGTTTCTATATCAATTCGAGCCCGGAACTAAGGTGGTGATAGAGCAACCTATATTAAATGAGAAAGCTAAAACCAAAACAGAGGATGGAAAAGTGTTAATTGGTAGAGCCGGAACAATTGATTTATTAGTATTGGAACCAGCTTCTGAAAAACACCCTAAAGGACTTGCTACAATATATGATTGGAAGGTGATGAATATGTCAGAGAATAGCCCTGAATATAAATTTCCTAAGCAATCTCAGCATAAAATCCAAATTACTGATTATAAAAGAACTCTTAAAGAGGGATATGGATTAAAAGAGTCTGAAATTCAAGCATTTGCAATTCCTATAGCAGGTAAATATACAATAGATGAGGATAGAAAAACAGGTGTAAAAACACCCAAATTAGAATCGGTAAAGATAGGGAATGTTGATATTAAAACAGAGGATAGACCATGGCTCCTACCAGTGGTGCCGGATGATCAATCAACAGGAAATACTAAAATAGACTCCCTTGTAAGGGCTCTTAGAGCCAAATATGATAGAATATATAAAAAGCCTGTTCCGGCCAATCAGCAGGCTGAGAAAGAGGAAGACTTAAATGAAATGTCTTCAGCTATTCGTAATTTACAGGTGGCTATTAATTTCGAACCTCTTTCCGTGGAAGCCTTAACATTCCAGCATAATGTGGGAAAGATAATAGATAAATATAGCTCCTACGATGCTAAAGGCAAAACTCCTGAAGAATATAATCCTATTCTGTCAGAAATAGCTTCTAATATAAATGCTGCTTCCTATTATTCAGATATTGATAGGGTGTTCTCCTCAGAATATAAGGATACGCCCAATCTATCAGAGAAGAATAAGGCTATATTGGATTCCTTACAGAAGACATCCTCAGCTGCAAAGGATAGTGTAGATAAATTACAGGCTATAAATTCCAGAATAGTAGCTCAAATAGCTGCTGAAGGAGGAATTAAGGATATACTATCTCCTGAAAAAGAGGCAAAGGGCATCACTAATTCATGGCTGCAAGCAGGCACCACTCCTATAAAAAGTAAGCAATTTCTTACACAACTAGCGGTAGATGCCCGTAGTGCAGATGTTATAAAAATCATGAAGATAGAGAAGGAATTTGGTGATTTATATACACCATTGGAAAAACTAGCCTCCTCTAAGGGTAAGTCCCCCTATGAAATGATAGCCGATGTAAAGGAGCATAAGCTTAAAAGAAGGCTGTCCAGGGATGTGTTAGACATCATCAAAAAAGCTAAAAACGATAGAAATAAAAAGGCTATCCTGGATAATATTGACATAGACACATACAATAAACTAGCAGCTGATAGGATAAAAGAGCGCTTAGAAAGGCTGGATTTAAAAACATTTTCTAACGATGAGGTCAAGAATGCCAAGCTTAGAAAGCAAGCTAAGGCTAGCCTTATACGTACATTAGATATAAATGATGAAAATTTTGATGGATGGAAAAATAAAACTGTAGCCCAATTCATACGCCAGTCCATTAAGGAAGAGGAAAACTATAGTGATTTCTATAAAGAACTCCATAGTCCAGAGTTAAAGCCAGCTTTGGATATGTATAATTTCATTCTGGAGCTTAATGAATGGGCCAAATCCCTGGGATATATAGAATCCAAACATACAGAGGGATTTCTTGCCTATGTAAATGCCACCCTTTTACAGAGGGTTAATGCTTCCGAAGATAAATTTAAAACATTTAAAGAGGCTCTGGGGGACAAATTTACAACAGTGCAGCCTGATGAGGGACAAATGTATGGTAGAAAGGATGCGGAAACAGGGGAATTAACGAGAAGTATTCCAAGACTATACACTAGTGAGAGAGATGAGGACAAAAGGAGCACAGATTTGTTATCCATCATTTCTTTATATATAAAATCTCTTGTACGTTTTGAAACCTCACAAAAACTGGATCCCTTATTTGCAGCTACATTATTAATGGAAAAAAATAAGGGACATTTAGAAACCCAGCCTGGTAGCGGTAAGGTGATATTTCAGGGGGATACACCACAAGTGTTTCCAGGTAATTCCGTGAATGCAAATAGGTTGCAGTCGTATATAGACACTCAAATATATGATATTAATTTACAGGCCAGTGATTTAATTGACACCATAGCTTCTAAAATAGACTCCAGGGAGGGTAAGGAAGAAAGAGCTCTCTCCGCCAAAAAGATATTGCAATCAGCTAACAGGCTGACACAACAACTGGCTGTTGGATTAAAACCTCTTATTGCTACAGCTAATGCTTTTGGAGCTGCTGTACAGGCAGAAATAAATAATAGTGGAAGAAGATATTATACACCAAATGAGTATAAAACTAATGAATTAAAAGAAATAGGCAGTTTATTCACAGGAGTAAAGGGAAATATACGAAAGGGTCTCACCGATTTAATAATTCCTCTTGGTGAGGAAGCCTTAAAAAAGCACTATAGAGGGGTGGCATGGAAGCAGAGCTCGTTAAAATGGCTATCCACCCTGTCTATGCAGGATGTTATGATGAGCTCCAATAGGCTCCCTGATGACGTACATATGCTTGTAAATGCCGATTGCTGGATGGAAAATACAATGGTGGTGGATGGGAAATTAGAAAATATAAGACAATATCTACGTAATCAGCCGGAATTTACGAATAGATATAAAGTGGCTGAGCAGGGTGGCAGGAGTGTGGCAGAAGTAGAAAAGGAATTTGAGGCAAAGGTGAAAGAACTTAAAAAAACAAAATCTCTTCCGGAAATAGCAAAATTTAATTCCGAGGGGTATTTGGAAATACCAGGATTTGATATACACAATTCTAATTTAGCTGAATATAGAGCCAAGGTGGTGGAATATGGCAGAAAGATAACTTCACAAGTGTCAAGGGAAAATGCCCAGGAAGCTAATACAAACATCATTGCAAAATCGTTTGCAATGTTCAAGAATTGGATAATTCCACAAGTGGAGCAAAGAGCTCTCGACATTCATAAGGATCCCACACTGGATGATTGGGAATATGGAAGAGTGAGACTGTTCGCTAAGGTGGTGGCAAAATTAGGGTTTAAAAGTATAGCAAAAATTAGAGACATCACTAAAGCTACTCCCGAGGGAATTAGAATAATGCGGGAAATGTATGAGTCTAAAATAGAGCAATATTATAGAAAAACAGGCCAAAAGCTAGATATAACAGAACAAGAGTTTTTTGATTTAGTTAGAAAGGAATTGCGCTCGGAAGGAAAAGAATTGGCTCTGTTAATAGGTATAGTGGGTATAGTTTTCACAATAAAATCAGCTGTTCCACCAGATGATGAGAATGACCCCACTAAAAAGAACAGGCTTAAGTATTTAGCCAAGGCTCTCACAAAAATGAGTAATGAAATAGATTTTTATTACAATCCCCTTTCGGCTGAGTCCATCACCAGAGGTACTATTTTACCATCTTTTGGACTCCTAACCAAAGCAGAACGTCTTTTAGATCAGAGTGTTAAAGAAATGTTAGGTGGCCCGGAAACACAGAAAGGAGCCCATCCATTAAAAGCATTGTTTAGCTTAATACCAGGACCTTCTCAATTTCAAACAGAAATACTACCCCTTTGGTTTCCAGAGGAAGCTAAAGAGCTGGGAATACGCCCTACAGCAGAGGCAAGAATACTTCAATAATGAGAATGGCCAATCTTCCATACAGGGTAAGAATAGCAGCCATAAATGCTATATTATACCAAAAAATCCCGACACACACCCTTGCTGTCCAATAATTTATAAGTAAATTTGTCCCACAATGTCAGCCTGTCCTCCGTCATCATCCAACCCCTGTCCCTCCTACCCTAATGCAAAGTGCGTCTATTATGGGGGCTCCAATCTCCTATGCACTGGAATTAAGACAAATGACAGACTGGATGTAATTCTTCAGAAAATTGACGCCCTCTTCTGCAATGGTGGTGGAGGAGGCGGTGGAGGATCGTTTGTGGTGGCTGGCACTGGGATAGATGTTAATGGTGTAGGTACATTAGGAAATCCCTATATTATTTCTTCTGTTTTGCAGGCTAATAACGGACTAACGTTAGGTAGTTCCATAATGAAATTTGGCCAAACTGTAGGTCAAACAGGCAATCCTGGAGCTATTTTGCATAATACAGAAGTGCCAATGGGGGATTTTAGTATTATTTTTAACAATAAAACTGGAACTGGAGCCCCTGCCTCAGCCATCACTATAAATGGAGGCAATTCCTCCGGAACCAGTAGAGCAGATATAAAGCTGGAAGCTATAAATACAGCCTCCGTAAAATTTAGTGTTGATAATACAGCTGGAAATATGCAGCTCGCCTATTATGGGCTTAACGGATTGCTAGAAGGATCTGGTGGATATTTTGTTTCTGGTGCTGGTGGACATTTCTACTTATCTAATATGACAGGTGGCACTACACACTCCACTGTAGAAATAGGCGGTGTAGCATCCCAGCAATGGAATATAACAGGTGATACGGCTTTAGGGCTATATGGCACTAGACGGACAGGATTTGGTGGTGTCACCACTCCTACAGCTCATATTGATATTATAGGATCCACTGTAGACACCATACCATTGAGATTTCAGGATGGTGTTGATCCCTCAAACAATTATTTAGAAGGGGCAGTGTGGAGAGCCAACAACCATCTCTATGGAAGACTCAACGGGATGAATAAACAGCTAGATAATGACTACATCCTATCCCCTGGAGATTTCATACAAAACCAATTTACCACCTCACAATCCACTGCTAATTTCTGGATTGATGGGCATGGTAGAATTGATGACTATTTACAAATAAGTAATGCAGCACGTCTTGTAAAGGATAGTGGAGGAATGCTCTCTGTTGCTTCTCCAACAAATTCTTCCCTTGGAGCCTCTTTGAGAGTTAATCAACTCCAGTTTTTTAATCCAGTAACTCCAGGTGCTCTATCCACCTCTTATATTGATTCTTCTCAAGGGGATCGTATAGGTATACACACTCCTGGTTCATATGGATCACTTGATATTGATAGCGCATATATATCCCAAACTAAGCACACTACATGGAACATGGGTGGTGTGTTTCCTCTTATTTTTATGGGGGCAGATAGTGATAGTACGGACAATCCTCAAGACTTTATACGTATAAGAAATAACGGGCCAGCGGGTAGTGACGCTAATTCAACTCACGCATTTCTTTCTTTTGCTGTTAATAAAGAAAATGGCACACCTATAAATCCTGTTAGTAATAGGGGGGATGTAGTAAAACTTGCAAGAATAGGAGTTGAGGCTGTGAATTTCTCCCAAACCCTTTATAAGGGAGATTTGGTGTTTGAAACGGTGGATGCCAGTGTTAATAGTGGAGCATACACAGAATATTTTCGTCTGAAATATGACGGAAGGATGATAAATCCAGCATATTCCACTCTTCTTGCTGCACCAACAACAACGGGTGTAAAACATCTGGTGACATGTGATGAGGGTGGTTTATTTAGCCATGAAGTAATACCAGTGGGAGGAGTGGGGAGTGTTACATCTGTAGCCCTCTCAATGCCATCTGCATTTTCTGTAGCAAATTCTCCTATTACAAATGCAGGAACATTAGTAGTTACAGCCACTGGTACAACTTCCCAATATATAAGAGGAGATGGATCTCTCGGTAGTGTTCCTATATCCGTACTCACAGCAGCAACGGCATCCAATAGTATTAATAATGCTAATTTTGCGCAAACTTGGAATTGGAATTCCCTTTCTACACAAACAGGATTATTATTACAGACGAGCTCTACATTAGCAGCCTCTAATGCACAGACACTCCTATGGGTGAATATGTTTGGACTGAATGCTAATTCAAACCAAATAACATATGGGGCAATTTTTGCTAATTCCCATACAGGAACAGGATCAACTAATATAGGAGCAAGTTTTAGTGCCTCAGGAGGTGCTACAAATATTGCAGCTCAATTCATTAGTGGCTCAGTAAATTTAGGAGTTCCCGGAACATCTTTAGGAGTGTTAAATATAAGCGGAAACACTTCAGGGACAATAACTATACAACCAGCAGCAGTGGCAGGAACGTACACTCTTACACTACCCACTAGTGCTGGCACTGCCAACCAAATATTAAAAACAGACGGAAGTGGTGTACTATCATGGAGCTCAAGTGCATTAAACACTCCTCTTTCTGGTATTACAGCAGCAACTACCGCTAACACTATTAATAATTTAAACTTTGCTCAAACATGGAGATGGAATACTTTAGTATCTGGGGCAGGGTTGGCATTAACTGTCGGAAGTGCCTCAGCCTCTACTGGGTCGAGGGTGTTAGATGTTATTCTTTCTACAACAAATAATCAGGCCACTTACGCAGCACATATAAGAAATAATGGAGTAAATGCGGGTAGCAATACAGCTCTATATTTACAGGCTGTAAACTCCACTATTCAAAATGTTGGTTTATATATAGATGCAAGTGGGGGTAGTGATAATCAAGCCATCACTATTGTTAACGGAAAGGTGACAATTAACAGTTTTTCAAATCTATCTACACAGGATAGGCTTATTGGCCAATATTCTTCTAATTCTGTTCTCGGATATATATCAGTGGGTGCAGGATTAACTCTTTCCGGAGGTGTTCTATCTTCTTCTGGGTCATCAGGTAATGTTTACACTATAGATGGTACTGTTACTGATTCGGTTAGGACAGTAGATGTTAATAATAATAGTATTATATTTAATAATGTAGATTTATGGGCTGTATATGGAAAAACTGCATACGCAGGTGTTGGATTATTAGGTGTGAATGGTGATACAGGGTTTGCTGCAATAGGGGATATTGACACTGATATAAATGGTACTCAAATAAGAGTAACAGACAATGTTCAGGAAATAACCCTAATTAATACTAATGTTAGTGGTACATTCTTCAAAATAGCAGGATTTGGGTCGGCTTCTAATGGAGATGTACTCACATTAGCAGACAATACAACAGGACGAGTGTCCTGGTCCACTCCAGGGGGTGGAGGTGGGGGTGTAACATCATTCTCAGCAGGTACTTTTTCTCCATTATTTACCACTTCAGTGGCTACAGCAACCACTACTCCTGCATTATCATTCACTGCTTCAAATGCTTCAGCTAATACATGGTTTGGTAATAATACAGGGTCTCCTGCACCAGCTTCTTTTAATGCCTCAGGAGCTTTAACAAAAACAGATGATGCTAATGTAACATTAACTTTAGGAGGCTCACCAACAACAGCTTTATTAAATGCTGCCTCAATTACAGTGGGATGGACAGGTACATTAGGAGTGGCAAGAGGAGGTACTAATTTAGCCTCTTATACAATAGGAGACATTTTATATGCCTCTGGAACCACCACCCTATCAAAACTTGGAATAGGAACATCAGGGCAAATTCTTCGTGTAAATGCAGGAGTTCCACAATGGTATACACAGACATTTAATAGCGGCACTGTCACTGATTTCTCTGCTGGGGACCTTGCTCCTTTATTTACAACAACAGAAGCTACTACAACCACTACTCCGGCACTATCATTTACACTCACTAATGCTGGTGCTAATACATATTTTGGTAATGCTACAGGAGGATCAGCAGCACCTTCTTATACAGCAGCAGGTGCATTAACTACAGGAAGTGACACTAATATAGTGTTAACTGTAGGAGGAAATGCCTCTACATCCTTATTAAGAGCAGCTTCTATTACAGCATCATGGAATGGAACATTGGGAGTTGCCAGGGGTGGTACAAATATAGCCTCTTATGCTATAGGGGATATATTATTTGCTTCAGGTACAACAACTCTATCAAAATTAGCAATAGGTGCTCCAGGACAACAATTAAGAGTAAATGGGGGAGGCACTGCATTAGAATATTTTACAGCAGGACCTGGCATCACTACATTAAATACACTCACAGCAGCTACACAATTGTTTGCTGTAGGAACATCAGGTACAGATTTTAATATATCCTCTGTAACAGATACACATACATTTAATATTCCTTCAGCCGGGATAGGAATAACCAGAGGGCTTATTACAAATTCAGCTCAAACACTGGATGGTGTAAAAAGCTTCAATCTTGGTGTAAATATTAACAGTAGTGGGGTAAACACAGCAGCAGGTGGGGATTTCGTAGTGCAAAGTGACACTAACACTGATGCTATACACGTAGATGCCACTAATAATAGAGTGGGGATACTCACTGCTCCCGGTGCATTCGGATTTGATGTAGCAGCCGTTTCTACAAGAATACAAGGAAATCTTGGAGTGGGCACATCCCCTAATGGTAGTGTTGCATTAACAATAGGAGGATCCTCTTGGACAGCTTACGGCCTAAACACCAGTGGAGTCACCCTATCTCCCACAGCAAATGCTAATGCTGCAATTGGTAATTTTGGAGGCACTATTGTAGAGGCAGCATCCGGAACCCATGCTATTCTTGCAACATTATGGGCTTCTCCTTTCACTGATACAGCAGGATTGGCCGTAGTTACAAATGCATGTACAGTGTACATATCCGATGCCCCCACCGCTGTTGGGGCTACCAATTCTGCACTATTTATAGCTGCTGGTGCATTTAGGGCTAATGGTGATTGGTTTATGGGTGTTGGAAATGCCTACGCTTCTGGTGGATATGATTATATAGTTAGAAATAGAGGAAATGGTAGACTAGAATCAATAGATCCAGATGTAATAGCTATAAACACTCAGTCAGCAGCATCATACACCCTGGTGCTTACAGACAAGGGTAAGCTAATAGAAAGAACTAATGCTGGAGCTCAATCCGTAACTATTCCTACAAATGCTTCAGTGGCATTTCCTATAGGCACTATGATATTAATAGAGCAAACAGGAGCTGGACAAGTGACATTTACACCTGCTGTGGGAGTCACCATGAATGCAGCTGATGCATCAACAAAAACCAGAACACAGTGGGTGGTGGCTACATTAATAAAGAAAGCAACCAATACATGGACACTTAGTGGAGATATAATACCATGATAATTAAAGCAATAACGGGGGTGAATGATGATTATAGAACAACATCCACCACTACAACAACATCCACCACTACAGCACCTCCTTCCGGGTGCTCCCTTGCTATACAAGGATATGGGGTTGGTGTAACTGGTGGCGCTGGTCAGCTATCAGTGGTAGTTACCAATTTGAATGCATCAGGAACCGGGTCATTTGCAGCTGCATTAGGTAGTAATAGAGTGATAACATTTGCTTTAGGAGGCACCATATCAGGATTTAGGCTATCAAGTAGTGGGTTCACAAATGTAACAATAGATGCCACATCTGTGGGAGGAATAACCCTAGACAATCTTAATAATGGGGACTGCTTTTCGATGGATGGTCCAGGATTTAGTAACATAATCATACGAGGAATAAGGTTTAGAAATGCTGGGAATGATTGTGCTAATGTTGTTAATGGAGCTCACGATATTGTTTTCGATAGATGTAGTTTTTCTGGAGCACGGGATGGCAATTTAGATATTACATCTGGCTCTTATAATGTTACAGTGCAATATTGTATACTTGGAGGTGGATCTCCCACCTCATCTTTTGCTGGGGATATGCTTTTAGCATATAGTCCTACACAAAACATTTCTGTCCATCACAATCTATTTAGTCCAACAAGTGTTGGAAATGTTGGGGAGAGGTGTCCTCTTATACACTCTAATAACACTCCCCCGGCAGCTGGAATTATGATGTGCGATTTCAGAAATAATTTAGTGTATAAATGGGGGAGGAATAATGGAACAGGATCTGGATATGGTACAGCTGTAGCATTCACTGGAACAGCAAATATTGTGAATAATTACTATTTTAGTAATGCTAGTCCAGGAAGCGCTACACAGACAGATGACGGGTATGGTGGAGGAGCCACTGGTAAGGCTTATATGGCTGGAAATGTATCCGGGAACACTGGCGTCAATCCCAACACTGGGAGTAATGTTGCAGAGTATTCAATTCCCGTTCCAAATAGAATTGCTAGTGAAACAGCTTGTGATTCAGCATCTTGTATATTAGCAAACGCGGGTCCACGTCCTCTTGATTCTGTTGATCAGGCATTAATTAACGCTGTAGTGTTGACAAATTGTGGACCCACCACTACGACAACATCTACATCAACATCTTCCACCTCCTCCACTACCACCACATCCACCACTACTATTCCGGGAGGAAGAACAAATTTAATATTTGAGGCTTTGTTTGAAGGGGCTGCTCCAGATTCTCCCCCATCAATAGGAACTTTTCCAAATCCCACACAATCTTGCTGCGAAACCACATCATCTTGTTGCTCTTATTCAGCCACTACAAGCACCAACCACCCTCGTACAGGTACAAAATGTTATAGGGCGGAAGTGAGGGCCACTGATCCAGCTGCACATGGTGGATGGCGTAGTGAGGTTGTACCACAATATACAGGAGGATTGTCAGACACTGGGAACAGGTGGTATGGATTTTCTGTATATTTCGATGCTCCACAATCATCTGGAAATTGGCTTGGAAGCTATGGAGGTCATTTTATACAATGGCATCCTGATAATAGTTCCGGCTCTCTATCCTTTGGATTATGGGGATCAGATGGACTATGGGATTTAACAGTGAATCCACAGGGAGACTCAACAGCAGATCACTATTATTTTGGGGGTACGACACCAAATGGTGGCACACCAATACAAATATTAGCAAATGTATGGTTTGATATAGTTATGAATGTCAATTGGACAACGGGACTCACTAAGTGGTGGAGGGACGGGGTGTTACAAAACACTCTAACAATTCCATGGTCAAGCGGACCGGGACGATATTTGAAATTTGGAATGAATAGGTGGGGAAATGGTCCTGGAGGGTCTCCTCAAGACACATGGGTAATATATTACGATAATTTAAGAGTGGGGAATGATAGTGCTACATATAATGATGTGGCTCCATAAATAAATAAATAAAAAACAATGAGTATTTGTTGTAAACCTAACGCATCATCCTGTCCAAAAGTGGTGGATTGTATAAATCTACAGCTAACACGTTTGGCAAATGGACAGTCCACAGATTTAGTCAATTTCTGTGAGGCTACAGCTTTGTGTATAAATACCCAATTATATAATATTGCTAATTCTCTCCCAACAAGTCTCACAAATTTCACTCCAGCTATATCAACATATTTACGATCCTTCACTGGATATTCTTCGACAGGGGATATTTTTCTAAGTTTGTCTAATAATACATTTAAATGGCAAACAGTTGGTAGCGGTGTGCTGGTAAATGCTAATGAAGGCCTTAGTCTTTCTGGAACAACAGCGCAATTAGGGCAACTATTTAATCAGGCAGGAAATCCCTCTGCGTTTTCTACATCAAGAGAAATATACACGGGATCAAATCTTGCCAACCTCTTCAAAATAAGAGGATCCTCCACTAATAAATATTTTCTTATTAATCATGGCGACAACGATGGGGTGTTTAGGTTTGTTAATGATGCTCTTTTAGAAACTATATTATATTCTGAAGGATATGATTATGGGTGGGTGAGAAACCACATTCGTAACAATTGGAGTAATGACGGAGTACATGGATATGGTAGTGCTGGCTCAGGACTGCTTATATCAAACAGTAGTGCTAATGGAGCAAGTGGGATAGCACAACTTTTATTAGGGTTTCCCGGAAACTCATTTGCAAGCGATTTACTTCTGTTTAGAACCACTGGTGCTGGTGGAATGAGAATCACTGCTGATGCAGGACTCATCACATTCACCACTGGATTTGCTGGAGCAGGAGAGTTTGCACGTTTTACAGGAACATCCACAAGAAGATTCGGAATAGGAACAGGTGCCACAGTGGACACCACTCTTCATGTGGCGGGGGATTTAAAATTTGTTACAGGGAATCAAGGAGCTGGAAAAATATTAACATCTGATGCAGCAGGTGTAGCAGACTGGGCTACTTTGGCAGCAGTTGTGACAGCAGATAATGGCTTGACAAAAAATACATCAAGTAATGTAAGACTTGGTGGAACACTTGTACAAACCACTACAATAGATGCAACATCCTTATATAAATTAAATATTACAGGAACTATAGCAGCAGAGATATTTAACGTAACTAATTCAGGAAGTGGAGGATCGGGAATTAAAGGGATAGCTACAAATGGTGGTGTGGGTGTATGGGCAGAGTCTACAGGAGGATCAGGAGTGTATGGGCAAACAAATGACACCTTTGGTGTTTATGGTGCAGCCACCACTTCAGGATTTGGTGGATTTTTCTCTGCTCAAACCTCTTATGGCATACTCGCTCAATCCGTATCTGGCTATTCCGGAGGGTTTAAATTAGACTCTCCAAATACAAACACTGTAGAGCCTGTTGTTAATATAATTAGAATTGCAGATAGTTCAACCTCAAATGGAGTTGGTGCATCATTAGACTATTCTATAGCCACCAATCTAGGAACTGAACAGGTGGCTAATAGACTAATATCTAAATGGACTAATGCCACTGATGCAACCCGTACTTCTGAATTTTCAATTACAGGTGTAAGCAGTGCTGCTTCCTCAACGTTATTTACTCTTTCGGGTAGTGGAGCACTAAAGCTAAATAAATATGGAGTAGGAACATTTACAGGCACTCCTGCTTACACTCTACAAGTGGATTCTTCTGGTAATATTATTGAAGGTACAGTGGGCTCATCTTTTACTCCTGTTGTAATAGGGTCTTCTGCTGCCAATGGCACACTAACATTAGAGGGCAATAATGCCGGAGCAGGTAATACGGCTACTAATGCTAATATAATATTCAAGTCTGGAGACACTCCGACACAGGCAATGGATATTTTAAATAACGGATTGGTAAGGATAGGATCAGCTCCTGCAACAACCTCTGGATATGGATTGGTAGTTGACCAACCAAATGACGGAGCAAGTAATATAGGGATAAAGGTATCAGCCAATAATCATACAGCCTTCATGGGTATTGGATATGATAAAATTTCAAGTGCCGGTGTATTAAAAATAGAAGGCAATGGAGGTTTACAATATTTAGGGGCTTCTAGTGCTGTTAAAATAAATATAACCTCATCAGGATTAGCATTTTTTGGAGGGTCATCAACCCCAGCCTCTACAGTGGAGGTGGGAGGCTCTTTTGCTACTAAATTAAGTACAAGTGCAGTTAATGTCACTCTTGATGCCACTCATTCTACAATGCTGTTGACAGCTTCTGGAAAAACTGCCACACTACCAACAGCAGTAGGAATTACAGGTAGAATATATACAATAAAACTCACAGTGTCGGGAACAGGGACAGTGGCTACAACATCCTCACAAACTATTGATGGTAGCACAACGTATTCTCTTTCTTCCCAATATAAATATGTCTCTGTACAATCCGATGGTGCCAATTGGCACATCATTGCAAATAATTAAAATCCTATAAAATATGCCTATCAAAATTGAGTCTATAAGTAGTAAAGAAGGAACATCAGCAACCTCCCACAAATTTGTAGCAGTGCCTCAGGGAGCTTTAATAGTAGTTACCACCACATCTGAGACAAGCAACAGGAACTCATCCATATCTAGTTCCCCCACCCTTGTCTGGGAAAAAACCGATGCCAGTAAGCAAAATAGTGGTGATGCTGAAACCTTTACAGCAATACATACGAGTGGGGGAACCCTATCAATCACCAGTAATTGGGGATCTAACACCTATCAAACAAGTGTCGCTTATGTAATAACAGGAGCCCTGCCAACAGTGGCACCCAAAACTATTGTTAAGGGGCAGGGTGCTCCATCTGCTAGTATTACAGCATCAAATGCTGGAAGTATTCTAATTTGTGTTACATCCGATTGGAATGCTGTAGACGGAAAATCAAGGATATATAGAGACGGAGCAGTGGAACAATTTTACGGCACATTGGCTAAGAGAGGGACAGCCTATCACTATATAAAACAAGTGTTTATTCCTGGAATATATACGGAAGGGCTCACGTCTCCAAATGTACAGAATTCAGGAACTATTGTTCTAAATATAAGTCCTTCAGATGGTGTAGCCCCCACCACCACAACATCCACAACCACATCATTGCCTACCACAACAACCACCACCACTTCTACAACTACGTTAACGCCCACAACCACCACCACCACATCCACCACCACCGCTCAGTCGCCTACAACCACCACCACCACATCCACCACCACCGCTCAGTCGCCTACAACCACAACCACCACCACATCCACCACCACAAATAGTGGAGGGTATAATTTACTAATTGAGGGATATGGTTCCCAGGCTATTGGGGGAGCAAACAGTGCTACAATATATCATGTAACCAATCTAAATGCTTCAGGGCCAGGATCTTTAGCAGCAGGAATTGGTAGTAATAAAACCATTATATTTGATGTTTCCGGAACAATAAATGCAAGACTGACAATCTCAGGTGTTTCATATTTAACAATAGATGCCTATTCCAATGGAAAGGATATTACAATAGACAATGGAAATAATGGAGATGCATTAAACGTGGATAATAGTGATCATATTATCATTAGGGGATTGAGGTTTATAAATGCCGGAAATGACGGACTAAATGTAACTAATTCTGCTCATGATGTTGCTTTTGACCATTGTTCAGCCTATGGAAATAGAGATGGAAATATAGATGTGACAGCAGTGACAGGTAAGAATTTCACCGTGCAATACTGTATTCTGGGGAACAATCAGGGTGCAGGCAATATGCTTATAACAACTATAAATGCCTCAATCCATCACAACTTGTTTATTGGGGATGGTGCGGCACCAGATGGACAGGAACGTAACCCATATGCCCACAGTAATTATAGTCCAAAGGGGTCACAATCCAACCCAAATTTCGATTTCCGTAATAATCTTATTCATGCCTCAGGAAGATATGCCAGTGGGGATGGCTACGGGGCAGTTGGCAACTTTATCAACAATTATTATACGTCCAATAAAGCAGGACTGATAAACCTTTGTGCTGATCCTGCAAGTTGTAGCTCTGCATATGTTTCGGGGAATTTTAATCAACCATCTGCAACGGGAGGCACTAGCCTTTCATCAGCATGCACTATTCCCGTACAATATCAAATAGCTACAACAGATGCTACGACAGCTGCTCAATTAGTGTTACAGAAGGTGGGACCATATGTAAGGAGTGCATATGAAACTTCTGTGATTAATTCAATTGTAATTTCAGGAAATCCCACCACCACTACAACAACATCCACCACCCAGCCTGTAGGAACCACTACAACCACTACATCCACTACAACCAAACCTGCAACAACCACCACCACCACATCCACCACCACCCAGCCTACACCTGGATATACACTAACCTATCAGAATAATTTTAACGTTCCCGCAGATGTGGATTCCAATCAGCTGGGAAGGGGTGGACTGAGCTCAAATCAATCCGTAAGTGGTGGGTTTAGTTTTAGATCGGAAGTTAGGGCAGGAGACGCACCTATATCAAGTGGCTGGAGAAGTGAACAACAATATGATGGAGCAAATCAAAATCCAACAGAAGGTGCAGTGGAGTATGATGTGTATTATGAAAATTGGGGCAATTTTGATGGTGGTGGCCATTCTGTCCAGTGGCACCCAAACACTAGCGGGGGCTCAGCTATTATTTCCCTACAGAATTATTCCTCTACATGGGATGTCACTCGTGATCCAAATGGCACAGTTACCCACCAAAATAATGCACCTGCCCACCAATCAAATCGGTGGTATCATTTACGCTGGGAGTTTAAATGGAGTACAGGAAGTGACGGATATTGTAGGCTATTTGTAGACGGAGTGCAAACATTTAGTTTTAATGGGCCCACTGCCGATGGTTCAGGCCAATATTTTAAGCTTGGTCAGAATAGATGGCCTTCAGGAAGTGGAAATATGAAAACCACATCTGTATGTTACTATGATAATTTAAAAATATATACACGTAATTAATTAATAAATATGCTTGTAATGGAGTCAATTGGAAATATCCCTGTACCAAATTTAACAGATAGGGAAATCCTATTATTAACCTATCAGCAACTTCAAACAGTGAGCGATGAGTTCCGGAGTTACAAGGTGGCTAATGACAGAATGTTACATGAGCTGGATCATAGAATAGCCCAAATAGAGGGGTTTATAGCTACATCAGATGCTCTGAAACAAGCTGCTGATAATAGAACAAAAAGACAGGTGACAATAATAGGATTCGTAATAACAGGAGTGAATTTAGCTGTTAGTGTAATTGTACAATACCTTTTACGAAGATAACATTTATTTAACAAATTTTTTCATATTTTTGTAGAAATAATAATATATGAAAGAATTTCTGAATAAAAATCTAGTTTCCCTGATAGTGTTAGCCCTTGTGGTGATATTATATTTACAGAGATGTACAACAGGAGATCCCGTGGTGCCAAAAAACACTCATGACACCGTAATTATAGTGTATCATCACTATCACGATTCCACAATTATATCAAAACCAACAATAGTTAACCATATATCTGCTACGGAGCATGATATTCCTCCTACAACCGCTCCAGACACCAATTACAGCCGCCTGGTGGCCCAGTATGATAGTTTAAGGCAGTTGTACTACTCAAAAAATATAGCTAAGGATAGCCTTAAAATGGATTCTACGGGCATTGTGTATACAACGGACACCACTCAGAGGAATGTGATAATTGGACGTAGATGGACCTATCATTTGGATATTCCTGAAAAAGTTACAACAATCACTAACACTATATATCCCCAGCCAAAATTCCAAATGTATGTAGGCCTTGGAGTGATGGGAGAACAGGAAAAGCTAGTGAATGGAGCTGAACTTAGTGCTCTCCTAAAGAACCGAAAAGACCAGATATTTGGCCTATCTGTACAAAAACAAATTGGTCTCCCATTAGAATACACCATAAGTTCATATTGGAAGTTAAAATTTCATAAAGGCCCGTAATTATGGCTACAAACAGAGGATATTCACTTAGTGATTTATATGATGTAAACACCAGATCGGGGTTTTTACAATGGTTACGGGACAATCTTCCTCTAATAAATGCACTCCCAGCAACACAGGCTGAGGTGAATGCTGGAATAATAAATAATAAATATGTGTCCCCCTTCACACTGGCACATTCCATATGTTGCGGCGGTGGTGGGGGACTTTTTGATATAGATGGAGGAAATGCATCCTCTATTTACCCACCCCCCAATGCAATGGATGGTGGAGGAGCCTAACTAATTTAAAATCAATATTATATCGCAGTTATAATTCAGATAAGACGTGACCTTGCGGCAAATTGGGTCGCAGCCAATCCCATTCTCGCATCTGGAGAAATAGGGCTAGAAACTGATGTCTATCCCCATCCCTTTAAAATAGGAAATGGGGTGACACCATGGAACGGACTAGGCTATGAGTTTAATGGTGTAGGAGGTGGTGGCACGGTGTCAGCAGGAACACAGACATTAAGCCTGGGTAGTCTTATTTTTTCCAATGCCCATGGAGTGAGTTTTGGGCTTAGCTCAAACACCATAACTGCTTCTGTTAAAACAGATTATCAATCATCTAATGCCAACTATCTAACATCCCAATCCAACCAAGCTGTTTCTGGATCTAATGGCTCATTTACATTCCAAACTATTAGCTTTGGTAATTCAAATGGGCTTTCTTTTTATACGTCCAATGGCTCGGTGGTGGGATCATACACTACCCCTGCTGGTACGAATTCTTCCTTTACGGTTTCTGCTGGAACAAGGAGTGAGACAATTAGCCAATTAGTGTTTTCTAATTCTAACGGCATATCTTTTGGACTTACAGGTGGCACTGTAACAGCTACAGTGAAGACAGATTATCAATCTTCCGGAGCTTATTTGACGACAGCAATGCTTTCTAATGCTGTTACAATAAGTAATATTAATGTTTCTGGTGGCACTACGTCAAGCAATCTATCTAATTTCAAACTAATTGACTCCAATGGAGTGTCATGGAGCCTTGATACAGGGTCCAAGATTTATGCCTCTGTCAAAACCGACTATCAATCCTCTGGAGCCTATCTCACCACGCAGAGTGGGCAAGCATTTAGCGCAGATGCATCCAGTACATTCCAAACCCTTGTATTACAGGATTCTAATGGAATTTCCTTTAGTAATAATGCTGGATCACTGAGACTCACTCACGGGCTACAATACACATCTGCCACATCAAACATCACCTCCAACGCCTTAAACACTTCCGCTTCAAGGGTGATAAACATTGTAGCGGCTACAAATAACACTGGAGGCGGCACTGCATCCCTTTCTAGCAATGTATCCTTTTCGAATGTTAATGGTGCTACATTCTACACATCAGCCGGAAATGCTGTAGCCCTATCCTACACTGTACCAACACAAAGTAATCAGAATATTTCTTTATTTGCTCTGGGGAATACAACACAAAATAGCTCCACTGTTCTCAATGCCTCCAATCTTTCATTTAATGGGCTAGGAATAGTTACGATGGGGTATTCCAATGGGAGTGTACAGGTGTCAGCATCTCAGTCAACAGTGGCACAGAACATCTCACTATTTGCACTAAATCAAACCACACAGAATTCTTCTACAGCGCTGAGTGCCAATGCTCTATCAATAGCTGGTAGAGGAATTGTCACTGTAGGATATTCCAATGGATCTATACAGATAAGTGCAACGGAGGTGGCACAAACTAACCAAACTGTTGGTGTTTATGCATCCTCCCAAACTACAGGAAGCGCCTCTTCTGCCACCTATGACGCCAGGAGCTTGTCCATTATAGGAGCAGGAATAATTTCTATAGGTAATCACTCCACTTCTGCCGGAGGCACCACCACTGGGATTATTATTTCTGCGTCACAATCAGCGGACACTGCAAAAGCAGGCACTGGATTTACTAGTGCAGGAAACAATATTGGACTAACAGGAACACTCAACACAAATGGCCTATCTCTTTCAGCCACTGTAGCTGCCCAAACCAATCAGACAGTGGGAATTTATGCATCCTCTCAAACAACGGGAAGTGCTTCTTCGGGCACATATGATGCTAGGAGTTTATCATTTATTGGTGCCGGAGCAATTTCTATAGGAAATCATTCAACCTCCGCTGGAGGCACCACTACAGGAATAATTATTTCTGCACCTGTCCAATCTGTACAAACTCAAAATGTACACAATCTAACACTATCAGGAAACTCCACTTCTGCCGGAGCCGGATATATACAGGTGTCATCTGGAACACTTACGTTGGCAGGTGGTAATAATATCACTCTTTCCCAAAATGGGAACGCCATCACTATTTCTGGTCCAAATGTAGGAGGAGCTCAAACTGGTATATCTGGTATTGCAGCTTCTAACACTACATATACATCAGGGAGTGTAACATTCAGAGATGGTAATGGAATAAGCTGGGCATCTACAACAGGACAGCAAATATCCATCACTCACGATTTACAATTTACAAGTAACACTAGTGCAATCACTTCAAATGCTTTGAATACATCTGCAAGCAGCAGATTTATACAAAATTGGAAATTAACGGGAAACACGGCAGGAACCACGTCTTCTGCACAGGGCTCTGATTTATGGCTGGCTGGTGGAAACGGAGTGACAATTTCAGGAAGTAGTAACACCCTTTCTTTTTCAGTGGCCACTAATTATCAGAGTCAGGGGGCCTATCTCACCACTGCTATGCAATCAAATGCAGCCACTATTTCAAATATCAATGTTTCAGGCGGTACTACATCTAGTAATCTTTCAAATTTCAAATTAATTGATTCCAATGGTGTTAGCTGGTCTCTTGACACTGGTAGCAAAATATATGCAACAGTGAAGACAGACTATTTAACAACAGCGATGGCTTCTAATGCCTCTACACAGTTTGTTCAGGCTAATGCTGGATTTAATGGTACTAACGCTTCGGGCACAATAGCTAGTAATTCCATATCTGTTTCTGTAGCAGCGCAAACTAATCAAACGATAGGAATATATGGTAGTAGCCAGACAACAGGCTCAGCATCTAGTGGAACATATGATGCCCGTTCTCTTTCCTTTATTGGAGCTGGTATTATCAGTATTGGTAATCACTCTACGTCTGCTGGTGGTACTACTAACGGTGTTATTATATCTGCTATACAATCTGTGGATACTAATAAGGCTGGCACTGGATTTACAACAGCAGGAAATAACATAGGTTTATCAGGTACTTTAAATACTAACGGATTATCTTTATCTGCTACAGTTGCTGCACAGACCAATCAAACTGTTGGCCTATATGCCTTAGGTAACACCACTCAAAATTCATCCACTACACTAGATGCAAGAACTCTTTCTTTAAATGGGTTGGGAAATATAACTGTTGGATATAGTAATGGTAGTGTACAAATATCAGGAAGTCAGTCCACTGTTCCGCAAAATGTATCCCTGTTTGCACTGGGTAATACCACTCAAAATAGCAGTTCGCAGTTATCTGTTAATGCTCTATCTTTAAATGCCATTGGTTCACTTACAATAGGATATTCAAATGGTTCTATACAATTTAGTGCTCCTAATGCCCTAACTACGCAATCCGTACAGACACAGAGTAGATTTAACCTAACTCTATCTGGTAATTCTACATCAGGAGGAGGAGGATATATACAAATATCTTCAGGCGTAATGACCTTAGCCGGAGGAAATAACATAACTCTTTCTCAGGATGGAAATGCTGTCACCATATCTGCCGGGGCTGGAGGAGCTGCAACAGCTATTTCTGGTGTAATAGGCTCTAATACCACTTACACTTCCGGGTCTGTTTCCCTCAGAGATTTAAATGGTATTAGTTGGCAATCTACAACTGGGCAAGCATTTCAAATAACCCATGACTTGCAATACACCTCTAACACAAGTAACATCACGTCTAATGCTCTGAACACTTCCGCGTCAAGAGTTCAGGCTATCATGGTTGGTACGGCTACAAACGCCGCAACGAATCAGACATCTGTACTTTCAGGTACTATTACACTTAGTAATTTAAACGGAATATCATTTTATTCAACAGCAAGTGGGGCAACGTCAGGTATTGCTGCAAGTTACACCGTACCCACTGTAACTAATAGTTCATTTTCCGTACAGGATAGCGCCACTACAATTAATCCAGTAAACAGGATAGCTTTCAGTACAGGAAATAATATTACACTTTCCCTATCAACAGGTGCAAGTAGCGTAACAGTTGGTGTAGCACACAATCTTGCAGGAACATCTACTGGATTCACAGGTGGTGCTTCTATAAGCGGCTCTATGACACACAATTCAAGTGGGTTGGCAATTTCATTAAGCCATCCGGCATGGATAAGTTCGCAAACAAATCAGACAGTGGGAATGTATGCCGTTTCAAACACCACCCAAAATTCATCAACCACATTGGATGCACGCACTCTATCATTTCAGGGAGCTGGTGTGGCCTCTGTAGGATTTTCTAATGGATCGGTGATAATATCTGTTCCGTCAGGAGGAGGCGGATTAACAAATATAAATGTTAGTGGTGGCACTACATCAAGCAACCTTTCCAACTTTAAATTAATTGATTCCAACGGTGTGTCGTGGTCATTAGATACGGGATCAAAAATATACGCAACAGTAAAAACAGACTATCTTACCACCCAAACCAACCAAACAGTGGGTGTATATGCAAGTTCCCAGACAACGGGTTCTGTATCATCCTACACCTATGATGCAAGAAGTTTATCAATTATAGGTGCGGGAGGAATTTCCATTGGTAACAATTCAACAAGTGCCGGAGGAACAACAACCGGAATATTAATATCAGCACCGGCTACATCGTCTCTTTCAGGAACAGGGCAGGTTAGTATAGCCATTAATGGAGCAACAATATCAATCGGAGTTCCCAACCCATATATTTCATCTTACCAGAATTTACCCTCAATAGCGGCATCTTCGTTATTAACATGGGGAGCTACATCTCTATCTCATGCAGCGGCATTTAATTTACCAGAGCAGGGATCATTTAGCTTTATTCGGATTCCTGCTTTAATGACTACTAATAGCACCACTATAGCTACATTAGCTTCTGCTACAGCATCGGCCTCAGGAGCTTTATATAGCACTATTAACGCTGTTGTTTATTCATTAGGAGTGGGAGCAAGTTCAAAGAGTTTACAATACGTTACAAGTGGACAGGGTTTATATACAATGTCTCAGCAAATAAGTGTTACAAATAGTACACAGGCAAGCTATTCTTTAGGATTCACCGCAGAAGTGGAAGGACAGGCTGGACGAACTAATTTAACAACTCAATATTCTGTAAGTAACACCAACTATTCATTTACTACAAACCAAATAGCAACCAATTTTTCAAGTGCAAGATTTTTAGACATACCATTCGCTGCCTCATTATCAGCCGGGCCATATTGGATGATAGTAGGAATGAGTTCCTCTTCCGCATCAGGAGGAGCAGCAGGGTTGGCGGCTCTCACTAATTGTAATGTAAGATATTCAGGACATTATGGAGTGTCACAGGCAGTGCTATCTATGGGTGTAATGGGTTCAACAAACTTATCAACTCAGGGGTTGGGAGCAGGATCATTCTCCACAGCTGGAGGTGGTACAACTAATTCCCTACCAATTTCAGCTATTTCTTCTATGGCTAGTAATGCCATGGTTTATTTCCAAATGTTGAGAAGTGCATAATGCCAGGAACAGCAACGATAGGATGGATGGGTAATACAGCACCAACAGGATTAGTTGTTGTTTCGTCAGACACTAAGACTGGCGCTGGAAATGCTTTAGCTGCCCATGCTCTTA